CTAGCTCAGAGACGCGTACTCCCACACCCAGTCAATCAACAGGTCGCCGTGAAAGAACGGCTCGACATCCACCCGTCGCCTCGTCACAGTCTCCAGCCATACCCAGGTCCCGTCGATCTTGTCAGGGAACCACAGGAAAGCGTCGTGCCAGCGGTACGGGTCCTTCGGCACCTTGGGCATCTTCTCGCGCGGCGTCCAGCGCATGTCTACCTCCAAATGAAACACGGCCCGCCTAAGCGAGCCGTCGTTAGGGTCGTCACCCTGTGCTGAGTTATTCCGCGTGTAGGCCGTCGAGTATGTCCGCCGCTTCGCGCCCCGTGTTGTCCGGGCAGAGGTGCGCGTACTTCTGCGTCATCGTCGCGTTGGCGTGCCCAAGCAGATGCTGCACCTTAACCAACGAGACGCCCTTCTGCACCAGCCGAGACGCGAACGTGTCCCGGAACGTGTGAGGCGTCACGCGGTCCCGCGACGGGTCGTCGTTGAGGCCGCAGGCGTCGATGGTTGCCTGGATAGCGCCAGTAGCGTGCCCCCGGCACTCGTCGTCATCCGCCCACCGCGTCTTCCCCTGCCCCGCGATCTCCTGAGCCGGGAAGACGTAGGACTTAGGCCGCACCGCATCCCTACGCCGCTTCAGGATGTCCAGCGAGCGCCGCGTGAGCCGCAGGCCGCCCTCGTTGTCCACCTTCGACCGGTACAGGTACAGGAGGCCCGCACCAAGGTCAACCTGCGGCCAGCGAAGGCCGGCAATCTCCTCGTACCGCGCCCCGGTGTCGAGCAGCAGCGTCACGAGGTCCAGGTTGTCGAGGCCCGACACGTCATCAGGGCGCACGCGCTTCCGCAGTTCCTTCAGGAGCAGCGCTTCTTCCTCCAGCGTGAGCCAGCGCAGCTTGCCCTTCGACTCCTTCATCTTCAGGCTGGCTGCGCGGTTCCTCCGGTCGCTCCAGATGATCGCCTTGGACGGCATCACGACGTTCAGGCTCGCCGCGTATCCCATGAGCGTCTGAACCAGACTGATCTCTCGGTTGATCGTTGCCGGCGAGTTGCCTTCGGCCATGCGCTGCGATTTCATCTCGACCAGATGACCCTGAGTCAGTTCATGCACCATCAGCGTCTTGGGGAGACCGTAGCGCCTCCCTTCCACCAGTTCCCAGACCCTGCCGACCTGGACAAGCTCGTCCCCAAACAGCTTGCGGACGCGGCTCGTGTTGTTCTTGTGGTCTCGGTGGGTGATCTCAGACGCGGCAAGCCATTTCTCGGCCACTTGGTGCAGCGTCAGCCGCTTCACGCCGTCCCGCGCGAGGCGCTGGTCTTCAAGCGCCTCGCGCCTCTTGTCGACCTCCACTGCTTGGGCATCGCGCTTCGACGTGGTTTTCGTGCTGCCACGGTAGCGCTTGCCGCCAACCACGAACTCGTACCACCACACTTCCGAATCAGGCCGCTTGTACAGCGTCATACGCCCTCCCCGTGACACAGAGGCTGCGCCCCGCCGCGCAGGGATTCGAGGCATGCCCACACGGGGCCGCTGCCGCGCTCTGCGGGCGCATTGAAAATCATGCGGAAGTCCGACGTGCGGATGACGTAGCAGTCATCTGTCGGGTAATAGGAGACCGTCAGTTCCAGGTCTCCGAGAATTACTGCAAACCACGGCCAGTCAGGCATGTCTTCGACATACTCACCGACGCAGCCGGGAGCCAAGGTTTCACTCGCCAGCCTATGCAGACTTTCGAGCAGGCTTCTTTGGTGCTGCTTTGATTGTTTTTCCGCTTCGCGGAAGTTTTTCAAGTGCATAAGGGTCTTTCCCATACATGGCTTCGTACACAAACGGCCTGCAGTAGTACAGGTACTGCTTTGCGAACTCTGCCGAATCGACCCGAAGTAGCTCCGCCCACAACCGAATATCGTGCTCGGGCAAAAGCGACGCACCGCGTTCGACTTGGCTAACGAACACGGGGTATCCGTAGTTAAGATGCACGGCCATTTCAAGCTGCGTCATCCCGGTCTCCTCGCGCTTTGCCTTCAACCACTGGCCGAAGCGTGCGCGAAGCTTGGTTGTCGATTCGTCAACTTTCACGGTCATGGTGATGCTCCAAGTAACAGAGTGCTATTAGAGTTCGCGAATATACACCAAGACGCTTTATAATCAAAATTATCTAACCCACTCGCTTCACACCACTCTCCCTTTCTTACCCCGATAGCGCAGCGCTCCCATCCGCCGCAGAAAGAATAGTAAGCGAGCATATGCAAACTCCCAAACAATATCTGTCAATTACCGTTTGGTCGCGAATAGCGTAAACCTATTGAATGAAAACTCCCAAATGATCGCCGTTTCGAGTACACTCGCGCGGGGCGCAGCGCCTCACTACCTGCGGAGGAAGTCATGACGGACGCGGAATTGGCCGCTACGTTCCTTGAGCGTCTGTACAGCGCGATAGGGCACGGGAACTTGTACAGTTGGGGGCGGGCCGCTGGCATCTCGGACGGTCTGTTGCAGACCATCAAGCGCGGGAGCATCCCGAAAGCTGAGGGATTGCTCGCGATCAGCGCGGCGACCGGACGCTCAATCGATTGGTTGCTCGGGCGAGTCGAGTTAGCAAATGGTAGCTTGGTGCCCGCCGAGCAGGCTGGCGCGAATGCCGCGAGCAGCGAGTTCGTCTACGTGCCCCGCTACGATGTCAAGGCGTCGGCCGGTACAGGCTTTTGGCTTGGCGATGAAGCGAAGGCGAAGTTCACGATGGCATTCCGCCGCCATTGGGTCGAGCACTACCTGCATGCCAACCCCAAGGACCTGAGCGTCCTACGGGTTCACGGGGACTCGATGTACCCGGTGCTGCATGAGGGCGACAACATCCTCATCAATCACGCGCAGACTGCGCCGCAGGATGGAATCTACGTGCTCAGGCTGGATGGGCAGATGCTGGTCAAGAGGCTTCAGTGGGTCGGGGCTGCTACCGTGCGGGTGATCTCCGCTAACCCGGATTACCCGCCTTACGAAGTGGCGCTCAGTAGCCCAGAGGACCAGCGTGAGTTCTGCATTGTCGGCCGTGTGGTTTGGTACGGCCGGCAGCTCTGAGCTACCTCTTATAGATCGAAGGGACCCCTGGGCGGTCAACCTGTGCGGAGTTATTTCGCGTGAGGATTTGGGCGGGCTCAGGCTGTCCTGCGCACGCGCCCAATCGACCGTCGCCGTCGCGGCGTTAGAAATAATCGCGGCTCAACGAGTAACCGCCGAATTCGACACGGGGAACGCGGATCGCATCGCCCACCGCACGCCCGAACGCGTCGCGCAGACCAACGCCGGTTCCCATTGCCTGCATGGCAAGGTAATGGCCGAACATGGCGGGCGTCAGGTCGCGGTCGCCGTCTAGCGTGTCTCCGCGCCGCCGCACGGCGCACGCGGCAGCGTACAGCAAATCGAGCGAAAACGCGCCGTCCTTTCGGCACTTCGGGTACGTCCGTGCAAGATCATGCGTGAGCGTGTCAGCGGCATGCAGGGCGGCCGGGTCGGTATCTTCGGGCGTCATGTCCATCCAATCGCGCCCGGACGGGTTCAGGTCAGTTACGCCAGCGTCGTCCCACTGGTCGGCGTAGGCGGACGCGAAGAATGCGCGGGCCATCGCGATCTTGATAGTGTTGTGTGTGGTCACGCCTGCACCTCCACTACGAACAGAACCGGGTTGCACACGTCAACGTCGCGCCGCGCAACAGCCTCAGCTAGTTCCCTGTACATCAGGCGTTTCCATACGCTGAAATCCGCGCAAAGAATCACGTAATGCTTCATATCCACTCCGTTTCGTTGGTCTCATCAGTACGCGCCTAACGCGTAGACACCGGGCCGTTACCGCGTCCTCCTCCCGGCGTTTCGACCTGCCCGCATGCGCGGGCTAGGGAATTCAGGCGTACATTTGGCGATCGACTCGGATGCTTTCGATTGCGTCCCACACAACCCACTCTTCTGCGTCGAGATAGTCCTGTGCCGTCTTGGCGTCTACGCCGGTCGCGTCCTGTACGGCCTTGATCTTTTCGAAGTTGCTCATCGTCTTTCCCCTTGGTGGACTCATCAGCGCACGCCCTACGTGCGGACCCGGAGACGTTCCGGGTTTCGTTATTTACTTCTCATTCACTCGCTTTATTTGCGGGCAAATCGATAGCATCCGCAACCTCATCAAGCGTCAGCGGCTCGACCAGTTCGGCGGGCATCAACGTTTGACGCTGGAACAGTTCAGCGATTTTCACCTCATCAACTCCCTTTACATGAGGGGACCAGTAAGCCCCCTCCCGTGCTTCGCTTAGTGCAGGAACAGACGGGCAAGCGCCACACCGCCCGCCACTAGTGCAGCACCGGCCGCTAGAAACGACGACGAGTGAACAACAGGTGCCCACCGGTTTTCCCGGTTCGTCTTAATCGTCTCCGCCATGATCTTTGCAATCTCAGCGTTCATCTTTGCGATCTCGGTCTCGGTCTTGATCGTATCCAAGGTCGGCCCCGTGGCAGTGGTAGAGGGTGTGCTCATTGTAGTCCAAATGTTCGGTTGATCATCATAGCGGGCCATTCATCTAAGTGACTCGCTTTACTTCGCAACGCTCCGTGTGCTGCGTTGGGTCGAATATTGAACTCGATTCGAAGCCATGTCAACAACTCACTTTATAACCATTTGCTTTAGTCGGGTATTCCGTGTCTGCCCGTGATGGTCCGTGAGTCGCTAGGTCGTGTGGGTTCGGTCAGGGCAGCCGCATACAGCGACAAACAAAGGGCAGCCAAGCGGCGCATGCGGCCTCATCTCTCTTATAGAGGCGTAGGCTCCCCGGCGGTATCACCCTGTGCTGATTTATTCGGGCGTCCGTGATGGCCTGTGCGGCATACGCGGCCCCGTGTGGCGAGCGCGAAGCGCGAGCATCCCATAGACCAAAAAAACAGAGGCTCGCAAGTGCACGCGTGCGGATGAAAGCGAGCGCGGCGCAGTGCCGCCCCATGCGGCCCCGGACAGCCCGTGACGGCCCGTGCTACCCGCCGCTACTGGGCCAGCGTCTAGCTAGTCCGATGGCCGATGCGCATAGACCCTTACGAATCAATGAGTTACCGCGCGTCACCCGCGCGACGTGGGGCCTTCCGTGGGGTCTAGGGTGCCGCCGTGCTCTGCCGTCGCCGTACCAGGATTGCTTCATCCTGTCCGAGAAGCCTCCGGGGCCGCATGGGGGGATTTCGGCTCGCGGGCGGGCGGACACCTTGTCGCGCATTTTCCGGAGAAAAATGAGCCTCGTGCTACCCTTCCAAATCCTTACCGCAACAGAGGAACGTATGAAGTTCGTAATCGCATGGCTCATTGGGATCGTGGCGCTTGCCGTGTTGCCCATAGGGTTCGGTGACTCCGTATTCGTGAACTACGCCATCGGTGTCGTGGTGCTATCCATAGCCGTCGGGTTGTGGGCAGCGTTCAGCCGCAAGGCCGAGCCAGAGCAGCAGAGGTAGCCCAGGACTCGCCAGGAGGCCCCAGGACGGCCCCGTGACCTCCGGTGTAGGCGCACCTACATCCCAGTGGCCCCAGGCCGTCCACGAGCTTCTCAGCGACTCGCTTTACAGGTGCGTGAACTCCTCGTGCTGGTAGACGAGTTCGCCGTCGAACGTCCGCAGTGCATAATCTCCCGCCGCGCTGCGCAGGCACCCTTCGATGAACTCCTCCAGGAGAGCTTCCTCCTCAGCTTCCTTCATCTCCCGTGCGGCCTGGTCTGTGTCAATGCGCAGCGTGGCGACCAACTCGGCCACCGCGCCCGCCAGTGCATCCAGGCGGTCATCATGCGACAGACAGTTCCGCTCGCGGGTGACGTGCGTTAGCTGATACATCAAGACCTCATCGGCCGCCACACGCTCGTCTACGACCAGACGGTGCGTGGTCATGACGGGCTCAAGCGTCTCGATGATGCGGACTTCCTTCTGGGTGCGGCTCCACTCAGCTTCCCGCACGGTGCAGCCTGCGGTGTCGCCAGGTTTCTCTGCGGGCCACACCTTCGCCAGGATCGGCTCGAAGGCGCTGATCCAGACTGCACCAGCGTAGTTCGGCTCCACGACGATCTCGTTGACCTTGTGGGTCTTCGCAGCCATCGCGATCTCGGCCATCGCCGTCCCAGGATCGCCCGAGACGCCGCCGCTCGCCACGGCGTACAGCATGCCGTTGAGCGTCTTCACGATGGCCCAAGCGGTCTCGTCCTTACCGCGCCCCGAGGGGTCAACGAACAGGAGGGACTGCTCGTACTCGCGCCACTCGGTGTCAACGAACAGCGGAGCGAGCCATTGATCGCCCGTGAAGCCGACGTTCTTGAGATCGATGCGCCGGTTACGCCCGTTGGTGTCGTGGCCCCATTGGACAATCTGGGGAGCCTTGAACGGGTTGCAGGCCATGACGATCAGGTCGCTCTGCTTCAGCGGATAGCGCTCGGCGTCCGAGAGCGAAGTGTCGAGCTGGAACTGGAGGGCGAAGTACGAACGGCCCTTGGCCTCACGCGCCTGTAGCTCAACCTCGTTGAATCGCTCGGGGTCCGTGGGCTTCCACTGGAGAGCCGCGTCGAGGTCCACGCGCCGCGCACGAGGAGCCAGGCAGTCCAGAGGCTCCATGCCCTCGCGCTTGAACACGTAAGACTCGCGCTTGTCGGGGAGCGGATACCGCGCCGGGAGAATCCAGCCGGTAGCGCCCATCTCGCGAATCAGCTTCGTGTAGATAGACTCCTCCGTCTGAGGCGTCCCGAGGTAGATCACGTCTGCCCCGCCCGTCACCTTGATAGCAGCGAACTCGTTGGTCTTGTGCAGAAGACGCTCGCGGGCGTCCTCGGTGCGGGAGTTATCCACGACCTCGATGTCGTCCGCGACGACGAGCGTCGCACGCGAGCCGGTGATCTGGCCGGTGATACCGACGCTTCGCACGGACGGCGACTGGGAGATCGAGGCTCCGTTGACATCGAAGGAGATCGCGGTGTCGCGCTGGTCCTCCCGTGGGCGCAGGTGCGCCAAGATGTCCATGTTCAACAGGATCATCTTCGTCATCGAAACGAACTCTTTGGCCTTGTTGCCCGAGGCCGAGATGACCAGAATCTTCTCGCGGAAGGGATCGCGGTAGAGACGCCATAGGACGAACCCGGAGGTCACATAGGACTTCCCGATACCTCGGAACGCCTCGATGATGTCTTCGCGGAACATGTTGTCCGCGTCGCCCATCCGAATGCAGCCAGTGCGGTCGGGTTCAACTTCCTCCTGACCGAACCACTCGAAGTAGTTGCCGTCCGGGTCGATGCCATAGCCCGCCCATCCGAACTGGAGGAAGTAGGCGATGTCCATCTGTGCCGGGGTCGGCATGGGGAGCGCGAGGTGCTCCCAGATGAGGAAAAGCAGATTGCGAAAGTCCTCCCGGATGGGGTCTTCCGACTCCCACCACCAAGGACAACCGTTCAATTAGGACGCGCCCCGAACGGGAGCTTCTTCTCGAATGCTGCAAGCATCCCTTGGGCCTTGCCGGTCTGGGGCACCTTCTCCTTCGAGTTTGGGTCCGTGATGTCCTTGAGGTACGCCCGTACCACCGAGAGGAACGACGAGTCCGGAGGACCCATCAGGACTTCACCGGTCGTCGGATCGACTACCGGGCCTTCCTTGTTGACGAGGGGCTGCCCCGTCAGGCCATCCAGCAGGCACTGCTCGAACTTCTGCTGGATGACTTCGCGCTTGTCACTCACGTCGTGTCATGTTTGAGAGTTGTGGTGATCCACCGGAAAAGTCCGGGGTTGTCACGGAATACACTGGTCAGCCCTGTTGCCAGGGAGCGCACGTAGTCCTCCTCGACCTCTCCGCCGTTCTCGCGGCCTTGGGTGAAGCGGATTGCGTGCATGATCTCGTGGATCGTTGTATCGACTTCATCGAACCCCGCCATGCCATCCGTGATATAGATGGTGCGGGAGTCGGGGTCCATCAGGCCGTACACGGCGTCACGGGAGTCCTCGGGGGTCTCGGTGATATCGAATTTCCGCCCGAGAATCCAGAGCCGTTTGGGGCGGCCCCTGCTCAATTGCCAGAGCCGCCGGCGCGGAGATGGATGAGCTTCTCCAGGAACTGCTCACCGAGGACCGACGAGGCAGCAGCCAGGCCGATGACGGCCATCTGGCTCATGCCAGGGATGAAGGCCAGGAGGGCACCCGCCGCGACGGCGAGGCCCGAACTGACGATGGCCCGCCCGATGGCGAGCCTCCAGGTGAACTTCTCATTGGAAGCGAGGAGCTTCCCCAGGCCGATAACAAAGCCCATGCCGACGAGGACCGCAAGGAACTGACGGAAGGAGAACTGGCCGTCCATTACGCGGCTTCAGCACCAGCCGCCTTCTTCGCGCCCTTCTTCGGGACATCCGGTGCGTCCGCCGGCGGGTAGATGTCGCCCACGCCAATCGGCGTGTCGATGTCCACTTCGGCGGCCAGGGTGCCGTAGGTGTTGTCCGTGCGTTCGCCGGGGAAGGTCACTGCGAAGACTTGGCCGTTCTTGGTCCAGATGAGTTTCTTGTCTGCCATATTGATGTTAGTAGTGAGGTAGTTGTAGGAGGGGTTAAGCCGCAGGCACCAATTGCGCCTTGAGGGCGGAAACTTCCGCGCTGAGTTGCTGTATCGCATGGAGCGCAGTTAGCAGGAGGGCATTTGTGTCCAACATCATCGGACAAGTAGACGGATCGAGGCGGTCGCCTGGGGACTGGTGCACGAACGACTCATCTACGGTCTTCGCCTGCTGCGCAATTAGGCCGAGGCTTTGTTGCCTGCCATCGCTTCGCCAGTCGAATTGTTTGAATGCGAGGGCGTTCACCTTGCCCAGAGAGTCTTCCTGGGTGGGCGCGATGTTCGTCTTCAAACGCATATCCGACGCGTTACTCGCGACGTAGGCAACGAACGTATGGTCGATGAACATGTTGATTGACCTGCCGTCCCATCGGGCCTCAAAGAGGTGGTCCGCTACTTGCCACGAATTATTCCAGCGGGCGTTGGCGTTACCCCAATCAATCTTCGAGTCGTCGCGGGAGTACAGGTCGTTCAGGATGTCGCTCATCCACGCATTTCGATATTGGCAGAACAGGTTCCCGTTCGTTTGCATCACATGCAGCCCGCGCAAGAGCACGTTGCCCCAGTCGTCGATTGCAAACGGGATCGCGTTGTATGCGCTGTTGATGACGTCAAGGCCCCCACCATGGCGGGCACGGATGTACGTCCATGATCCTCCATTCGGCGATCTGTCAGATAGGCCAAGGTCCGCCTGCCAATTTGGGGCATCAAGCGTCAAACGTCCCCACATCGAATCTCCGCCGCGATTCAACTTGTAGTTCGGATCGAAGTTGCCGGTGTCCCACGGCGTGTAGTTCCAAGTAGGCCGACGCGGGAGCTTAAGTGTTCCGTCCGGGTCGAAGATGTAGTACTGGTACGACGTGCTCGGGCCGGTCCGAACCACGACATTCCGTGTACTCTGGTCGTTGTAGATCATCGACTTCGTATCATCGCCATCCACATGCCCAAATCCGAGTTGGACGCGAGGAGCAGCCAACGTACCGGTCATCACGTCGCCGCTCTTGCTTACCTTGCTATCGCTGACGGTAGTCAGATCGGCATTGGTCGGCACATCAAGGTTCGACCGGGCCGTCGCCTTGTCCGCCACGTCCGACAGATTATTGGCCTTGGTCAGCGCATTGGTCATTGCCCCGGAGGCGGTCGCCGCGCTCGCAGCAGCGTCCGTCGCGGACTTAGCCGCAGCGTCAGCGGACGCCTTCGCGTTGGCCTCAGCGTTCCCGATGCTGTTGGCCGAGGCCGCAGCGTTGGTCTCCGAGGTCTTCGCGTTGGACGCCGACGTAGCCGCAGCATTCATGGACGCCGCTGCATTGGTCTCCGAAGCCTTCGCGTTGGACGCCGCCGTTGCCGCCGCTGATTGCGAGGCCGCAGAATTGGCCTCCGAAGCCTTCGCATTGGCCGCTGCCGCTGCCGCCGCTGCCTGCGAGGCGCTCGTGACACTCTCGGATGCCTTCGCGTTAGTCTCTGCGATCTTCGCCGCAGATGCCGAGTCGGCTGCATTGACCTCTGCCGTCTTGGCATTGGCGGCCGACGTGGCCGCCGCGCCCTTGGACGACGCTGCGTTTGCCTCCGACGTACTTGCGTGAGACTCCGACAATGCAGCAGCCGAGGCCGAGTTGGCCGAAGCAGTGGCGCTTGCCGCCGCCGCGTCCTTGCTGGAAGCCGCCGCCGTCGCGGAGTTGGCTGAGGCCGCCGCCGATTTTGCAGCCGCCTCAGCAGAGGCCGCGGAGTCCGCGACGCCCTGCGGCACGGCGTTGTACAGAGCGATAAGGTCCGCCACCTGGGCCGCAAGGGATTTCAAGAAAGTTGCGGACGGGATGATGTCGTAGCCGAGGCCCGTGCCATTTGCGCCCGCGTAGGGGCGCTTGAGAGTCAGTTGCGTCGCTGAGACGATCTGGTCAATCTCGTAGATGCGCCCATCATTCAATACCGCAAAGATGTCACCGGGCTTGACGTTACCGATGAACTTGGAGCCGTCAGCGGTGACGGCAGTGGAGCCGTTCGTGACTGCAACGGTTCCGGTCGAATACCACGGCATGCTTTCCTTTTAGATGATTCCGGTCATATCCAAGACCATGAAGCGGTAGTGCGCGTTGTCCGCGAACCCCACGAAATTTTTCCAGTAACCGTCGTCCATATAGCGGTGGAGCCACCAGGTCATACTGCCTCCAGAGCAAGCGAAAGCGGACATCGCCAATTTGACGTTGCCCCCACAAAGCGCAGCAGGCCATGCCCCGGCGAAGGCCACGGGAACGCCGTAGCCCCTTGACTGAGAGTTAGCCCCCGGCATCCCGAATCCACCGTTGCGCCAGCCGTATCCGTCCACATACGTCCCCTCGACTACATCGATTACGCGGCAAAACGGCGTAGTTGCGTCCGCAACTAGTGTGCCTTGCGCGTTGAACACCTGAAGGCCGAAACCCAGGTTGGTCGGTTCGGCGTAGTCCCAGACGAACAAAGTGATATCGCACTCGGACACAGCGATGAACTCCGCCGTAAAGGTGTTCCCGTTACGCGAGAACTTCCACGGAGTCACCCCCACCCCGCCCGACCCCACGAAAGCGTACAGCGGGTTGGACGCAGTGAAGGTGAACTGCGCGTACCAGCGGGTCGTGTAGTACCAAGTGCCCGGATCATTCTGGACGTACTTCAAACTGGTCTGCTGCGTGTGCGTAGCGATTCGTCGGACCATCTGGTAGTTCGGGGTCATCCCATCGATCTGTACTAGGTTCCCGTCGTTCCACGCTTGAAACCCTGCTGCCATCAGTAGACTCCAACAAATAGATAGCCCGTTATCGGGTAGACGTACCCTGGGAGGTCAGGGCTGCTATAGGTCCATGAGATTCCAGTCGAAGTCACGGTAACGGTGGGAATCGGGTTTTTGCCAGAGATGTGCCGAAATAGGAAGTCCGGCTGAAAGGACCAGAATGGCGTCCCGTCGGACAGGTCGATGTTGTAGCTCCCGGCGCTTCCGTTAGCGTACGTGAAACCCTTGACCCGCCCGCAACGGTGGGACGTGTCCAGGATCAGCCGGCCGTCCGCGCCCCACACTTGAAGACCAGATGGCATTACCACACCCCCACACGAACGCGCAGAACGTTGTTTGCGTCATAGACCCGAAGCTGGTTCCCGTCGATCTCAAGACGCTGACCGGATGCTGAGGTGCGAAGCAATCCGATATTTGCCGACAAGGCTGACAGGGACGGCGTTGAGATGCCCTCGGGGGTGATGAGCGTTCCGAGGCCCGAAGGGGAGTACGGGGACAGTCGCGTGGCACCGGAGAACGTCTCGGCCAGCATGGGCTGCGTGACGAACAGCCACGAGTCCGTGTCAGGTGCCACGTTCATCCCCTTGTGGAACTGGAGACGAGCCGACGCTGCGTTAGCCGGAGCCCGCGCGATAGCGCCGATACGGATGTAGCCGGTGAGCGCCTTGCCGCCTCCAGCCTGGCCCACGCCGGTCTGGGTGCCCGCCGAGCCAAACCCGGCGGCGGAAATAATGGCTCCGTTGCTATCTAACCATTCCACCCCGACGTTAGCGGCGCATCGGTGGACCCCTACGTAGCCCGAGAACTCGTAGAAGTTGCCCCCGGTCACTGGTACGTTGTCTGCGTACACGCCGACCAGCGCGGCGTTGGGATCGAGGGTCCCCCACTGCCCCGCCGAGCGGACGTACATCGTGTGCCCGCCCGCTACCGTCCAGTCCGGGTTGTCCTTCCCGAAGTCACCGGACCCGCCACCGCCCCACCAGGTGTACCACCCTTGCAGGTTCATGAGCGTCGAGTTCTTGAGCAGGTTGACACCGAGACCTACCTGGAGCTTGTCAGCCGAGATGGACCCACCGACGATCTTGTCGCCCGTGATGGTGTTGGCCTTGATGCTCCGGGCTTCCACCGAGCCGTCCACGAGGACACGCCCTGGAAGTGTCCGGTCGCCCACGCGGGCCGAGGGAACCACCAGCGTCGGAGAACCGTCAACGATGCCCGATTCCAGGAACGGGACCAGAGGACCATTGGCGTTGTTTGGGTCGCAGAAGACCACGCCGTTCGCCATCAGGGCGATCTTAGATCCCACGTACTCGTCGTTCGCGGTCGCTGCGACACCGATGCCTCCCATGACGACCGTGCCGTCGTCGCGCGTCACCTGAGCCTTCAGCGTGTACTGCGCCTCCAGGTTTGTGACCTTGCCGTTCGTCTGGTCAATCTGGGTGTGCATGTCCTGGACGATGATCGCCAGGTTGTCGTTGATCTGCGACTGGAGCGTTGTGATCTGCTCCGACATCACCTTGATATTCCCGTCGAGGCCGGCGTCCGCTTCGATGCGGGCACGCTGCTCCTGCTGGATGAGCGCCGAGACTTCCTTAAGCTTCCCATCGATCTCGTCGGACATCTTGACTTCCAGCGCATCCACTTTCTGCGCCAGAAGCATGCGCTTGTTGTTTTGCTCCGTGTCCTGCTTGACCTGCGTGATAGCAGCGGAGATCACTGACGCCGCGAGTTCTTCGCTGCCATCGGTGGTGTCGTCGCCGTTCGCCAGGGCGTCCAGGTGTGCGGATAGCTGGTCCGTCTTGGCCGCGAGAATCTCGTTACCCGATTGGAGAAGGGTGATGTCCGAGCGAACCGACGCGGCCAGGTTGCCGACCTTGAGGTCCACGTCGTCCATACGCTGAAACAGCGCGGACTCGCCCGAGACCCGGTTGTCAATTTCCTGCTGGATTTGGTCGAGTAGCGCCAGAGCACTGTTCTCAACTTTCGTGAGGCGGTTGTTCAAGCCATCGAACTGACCGATACCCGCTTGCAGTACGCCCTGCATGTACGAGAGGTCGTTGAGCGCCCCGGAGATCGTCTCGATCTCGTTGGTCATATTCGAGATGACCGTGCCCACGGAACCGGCGATTCCGCCGCTGCGCTCCTGAATCAGAAACAGGCACTGGAGCCGCGCACGGTTAAGGTCCTCGGCCGTTAGGTTCGCGGCGTCCTTGAACTCCGCGAGAGTGATGAGGTCGGGCGTGGCCCGAGAGATGACAAGCGGCAGACCCGCAGGGAACGGGTTTCCGTACAGGTCTGCACACTTGATTGTGTGGTCGTCAACGAACGAGAACTTACGCGCTGCGCTGTTGACGGTCACAAAGACGTTCGACCGATCCAGGTACGGAAAGTCGAACGACCAGACAGTCGTGCTGCCGTCCGTCTGGTACGTCGTTGGAAACGTCACTGATTGGTTGAGATGATGCGCGAGATAATTTGAAGTTGTTGGTTGAGCGGGGCGAGGGACAGGGCCTTCTTACCCACCTTGTCGAGATCGCCGTTGAGCGCGTTCGCCGCGATGCTTTCGAGGGTCTCCACGTTCCCCTTCCACGGACCCATGAGGTTCGCGAGCCAGGAGTTCTGGGAGAACTTCGAAGCGCCACCCCCGAGCGTCCACCCGAAGTTCGAGTTGAGCACAGGGTCCGTGAGCTTCACTGCGGCGTCCGTGTAGGACCCCGCCATACCGAGCAGGCCCGAGCGCTGGATCACGTTGTACGCGAACTGCTGCGGCTCCTGGTCGCCCACGTCCTGCCCCTTGCGGAACGTCGCGATAACGTTGATGAGAACCCCTGCGGCCAGCGCCGTCCCGAAAGCAGACGCGAAGCGCATGTGATCCCCGGTGACGAACCCGTACTGCACACCAGCGCGGATGAAGTTGTTCGAGAACTGCATCGCCATCGACTGAAACTGCAAAAACATCTTCCCGTACCACTTGTCCATGAGCAGCGGCTGATTGCCGTAGCCCGAGGTGTACGAGGCCCGCTTCTGCGCCTTGATGAGCGCAGACTCCAGCACGTACTTCATGTGCTCGCCGTCACGCTCACCGAGCCACTTCGACATACCGGGAGAGAACAGGCCCTGCCGCATCTCCGTTCCATGCGCCGCGAACAATTCGTTGAGCCGACGGGCTTCGGGTTCACCGATGCCCAGTGCGCCCAGTTGAGCGACCTTGCCCTTGTCGAGCGTGTCGTACTGGGAGACCCACTTGCGGATGTTGGACAGTTGGACGAGACCAGCGGTCCGCCGAATGTTGTCCGACCAGCCCTTCAGCAGGGACAACTTGTTCCCGTAGTCCGCCGCCGTGTTCATGGCGACTTCGATGGAGCGCGTTACCTTCCGGGTCGTGCCGGTGCCGAAGCCCATGATGTCTGCGGCTTCGCCTGTCCCGAGGGAACGGTCCGAGGAGTTGAGGTGCGCTCCGGTCTCCAGAGAGCCGAGGATCATCTTGAGCTCGTCTGCGTCCTTGTCGCCCTTGGCGGCCTGCTTCAGGATGTACTGGTAGTCCCGTGCCCCCCTGAACGCAAGGGCCTTGAGAACGGACCCCTTGGCGGTGAGCGCCGACGTAGCCAGGTCCCCGATTGCCGAGAACACGAACCCGCCGACGTAGCGGATGACGCCCATTTGGCGCAGGCGGTCTGCGGTCCACACGAGGCCGTTGTGGTCCTTCACGTCGTATTTGCCGAGGATTCGGTCGTGTGCGTGACGAACATCATCCAGCGCCGACTTCTTCTCGGCAAGCAGGGACTGGCGCTCCTTCGGGTCAATGATGCTACCGATGTGGGCGTCGTAGTCGTCCTGGATTTCTCGCAGGATGTCTCCGATGTCACGGCCATCCAGGGAGCGGTGCGCTGCCAGTTGGCCGCCCAGGTCCTTGTAGTAGCCCTGGAACGCATCGTCGGCGTTCCCCGCGAGGAATCCATCGTCCACGAGCTTCCGGTACTCGTCCATGTTGAACTGGAACTGCCGCTCCTTCAGGCGGCCCGAGGTGGGCGACTTGTCGAGCAGGATTCCGCGTGGTGCCCGGTCCGTGCCTCGCAAGGAGTTCACCAGGTCGTCCACGTACTTCGTGAGCGGCGAGGTGTCCGCGATGCCACGGCGTGCCTGGAACGCCACCTTCCGCAGTTGGCTTGCTGCCCGGTCTGCTGCCTTCGCAGCGGCCCGAGCTTCCATGCCGGTCGCCTTCATGGTGTCGTAGGCGAGACGCCGCGCGTCACGCGCTTCGTCCAGGGCCTTCTTCAGGTCCGCAGCAGCGGCCAGGTGGTCATCCAATTCCTTGCGGAGGCCGGGTGCCAGCAGTGCATCGCCTTCGTTGTGGATGATGGTGTTGACCTCCTTCGCTGCCGCATCGTGCCAGCGGCGCACCTCGGCCTGCTGGTTCGCCAGCTTGTCGAAGTTTGCGTTGGCTTCCTGGAGGTCTGCCCGCGCCGTATTGCGCTCGGCCAGTGCTTCCCGGATTTCCCCGCGAACCTTCTGAATCTCGGCGCGGGTCGCCTGCCGCTGCGCGTGTAGCTCGGCCCGCTGCTGGTTAAGCGGGTTCCGTGCGCGGGAGAGTTCCGTGCCTTCGAGATTCGCCGCAATGTCCTTGAGTTCGCCCAGGACATCCCGCTTCTCTGCGAGCAGTGCATCGCTCTTGCCCTTCAGCGCATCTACGAGCGCCTTGGCCTCGCTCGTGTCAGCAGCGGCTTTCTTGGCCTCTGCGTGACGCGCACGCGCTTTCGCGACTGCCGCGCCCGCCTCGTCCAAGGCGTAGCCGCCTTCGGTCAGTTGGCGCTGAAGATCGCTCAGGACGGACTCGTCACCGCCGAGGCGGTTGAGCGCAGCCTGGACCTTCTCGCTGGCACGTTGCGCTCGAAGCTGCGCTGACGCAACCGACCGGAGTACCGAGCGGCGCTCGATATCCCGGGCCGCCGTTCGCATCTCCTTCAGCTTTGCGCCGCGCCAGTCCTTCTCCTGCCCCTTCAGGGTATCCAGGATGTCCGCCGCATGGTCCTGCGCCCTCAGTTGCCGCTGCTGATAGTCAGCAAGCTTCGACTGGAGGTAAGCGTTCTTGAAGTCCTGCTGCTCCCCGGCCCACTGACGCAGGACGGAATTGACCATCGTGTCGTCGCCAGACTTCTTCAGGGCATCCCAGGACTCCGGGAGTTTCTCCTCGCCTTCGACGTGGGGACGCTTCGGGTCCGCGATGAATCCGTTCTCACGGAGCCAGTCGTCCGTAGGCTTGGACTCCAGGTGTTCCATGAAGAACGCCTTGAGCTTCTCAGCGTTCGCATCGACGCCGTTATGCAGCCAGCGCTGCGGCATGCCGTACCGCCCCTCCACGAGGTTCTCCGGGTCCAGCAGGCCGTGCTTAATCGCCTCATCCTTCATGGATTCGTAGGCGTCGTGGTACATCTTCTCGGCCTCGTAGACCCGGCGGTGGACTACCTTGGCCTGGTCGAGCGAAAGCCCGTCAGCCACGAGCCGGTCCATGACCGCCTGGGAGATCACCTCGTTCGTGGCCTGCGCATTCGAGCCGTACTGAATCAGGGCGACCGCATCGTTGAATGCCTTCTGCGAGACAACGTTGATGTCCTTGGACCCTTGCGTGAGCGTGTTGACCACGTTGCCCACGCCCGTGCGAGCGCTGGACTGCCCGAGGTCGGCGTTGGCGCCCTCGTAAATGGAGGCGACCTTGTGCCGCACGTTCTGCATCTGCTGCTCGTAGATCGTCTTCAGGGTCTCGGCTTCGAGACCCGTGGACTTGCCCACAGCCATAGCACGCGTCAGGAGACCGCCCGTGTCCATCATGCGGAGCATGGTGTCGCGCGTGAGTGCGTTCGAGTAACTGCCGAGCCGCTGGAGCGGCGTGTAGCTGCCGAGTCGAGTGGCCCAGTCCACCGCGCGGGCGATGGGGTTCTTCGACGTGGCGATGAGGGTGTCGGTGTCTGCCGTGGCGCGAGCCGCGCCGATGGAGTCTGCGCCGAACGCGAAGCCTTCCGAGGGCAGTTGGCCGATATGGTGTTCGTTTATAGGAACTGGATTGTCGAGGTTGTCCGGGTGCAGACCATCGCGGATTGCCTTCATGTTATCCGGCGTGGCGTGGCGGAACACTGCCCCGAGGCCAGCGCCGAGGGTCATACCGACCCCGATGTTCATGAACGCCTCCTCGGCGGTATGCGAGTCGTTGAGCGACCAAACGCCCGCCTGTTGAGCACCGATGTCCAGGCCGCCGATGACTGCGCCTCGCGCTGCTCCAGCAGCTAGGCCAGAGCCGAGGCGAGCCGTCGTCAGTGCGGCGGCCCCTTCGGCCACGGGAGCCAGGAGGAGCGTCGCATCGAGCATCGAGACGGGCATGGTCGCGACGATCTGCCAGGTGTCAGCGGCCGCCAGGGCTTCACGGTCCTTGACGTTCCTGCGTTGCGCGGCGGCCCACGACTCAAAGGCGGCTTGCGAGTCCACGCTATTGAACGTCATCGAGCCGCCCGTCACCAGCGGCAGGAGGTCCTTGTACTGGTCCTTGTTCTGCTCGATGAAGGCATAGGGGTTGAACGAGCGGTCCGACTGGGCCTGGATGTCGGAGTCGCGGTAGTTGTTGATGAGTTGCCCAACGAGCGTACTGGAGCGCCACATCGAAGCAGCCACGTCCATCGTGTCCGGGCGATTCAGATGCGTGTACTCAACGTCCTCGGGCACATAGCCCGTCTGGGCCGGCTTGAGCGGTACGCCAGAGTCGGCGGGAACCGCCTCGACCACATTGGGTGTTTGATTCGTGTCTGCCATAGTTTGAGAGACCCGCCGAAGCGGGAGGGCGCTACTGGGTATAGTTGGAGGTTGTGGCGGCAACTTGCTCCGCCGCACCGTTGACGCCGAGGAACAGATTGGCCTCGGCCTTGCGCCGTGCGCTCAGGGCACGCTGCCGCGATGACGCGGTGCGAATCTTCTGGGCGACCGCTTGCGGGTCCTCGCCCGCCTTGATGGCTGTGGGGATTCCGGTCTTCTGGAAGTTGCCGGGGCCGAAGTTGTAGACCATCGAAACGAGCGCGGCCCGTTGGTGGTCCGTGAGCAGCTTTCCGCCGATCAGGTGGTCTAGTTGGGCGTTGGCCTGGTAGATCATGTACTGCCGCAACTTCAAGCCCTGCTCGGGCGAGATGCCTTCCTCGCCGTTCCGGATTCGGTCGAAGTCCGCCGAGCCGATGCCGAGCACCTTCTGGAAGACCTGGCGGGAGTCCGGGTTGCCAGTCAGGTTGTAGCCGTAGCCGATGGACACCTCGGACTGCGTGGCGTCCGATACTTGCCCAGGTTTGACGAAGGGGTCGCCGGGTTTGCGAAGGGGCGAGTACACGCCGTGATACGCGCGGCCCTCGAACCCTTCGCTGCCGCCGATGGCCTTGTCGGCCTGCGCGAACCAGCCGCCGCCGTCTTGTGCTGCTCCGGGGAACGGTGGGACTACTGCGGCGTTCTCCTTCAGGTATTGCGAGAACGACGGGAGATCCCAGAGAGGACCAGCCGTCGCAGGTTGGGCATCGACTTGGCGCTGCACGCGTAGCTCCCCGCCCATCGTCTTTGCGTCGATGATGTTCTGGAGGGCGTTGTGCGTGATCTGCGCCGGGTCGAGCGATACGTCAGTGGTGTCGGTCATCGAACGAACAGCGGGTTAGCGTTGTGGGCCGCGATGGCCCGACGTTCTGCCTCCGTGTCACGGAATGTCTTAGCCTTCTCCGCACGAATCTCGGCGGCCTTGGCGTCGCCTACCTGGAGGCGGAACCCATAGTTGAGCGTGTACTGGTTGTGGTTCCGGTCGTACACCGCGAACACGCCAGGCGGCAGGTTGTCCTTGAAGAACTGCGCTGCGGCCTTCGGGTCCGAGGGGACCTCAGCCTGCACGAGTTCGCCTACGGCAGGACCTTTACCGCCAGCCGCTACACCGCCTGCTGAGTTAGGGACTGCCGCGCCGGTCGTGGTGGGTTGCGGGGCGGTCTTGTTGCGGACGGCAAGCTTCTGCCCCGCGTGGAGAATCACGGGGTTGTCCATCGAGTCGTGAATCTCGGACAAGCCAGTGCGGTCCGGGCGCTTCAGCGAGAGGCCAGCGGAGTCCGGGACTAGACCGGGAAGCGCCTTGCTGAGATGGTCTAGGTCGTCCTGTGCGGTCTTGAACGGGTCCTCTCGCTCGTTGGCCTTGTTCACCATGGGGAACGACGAGTAGATGGGCGCGTAACCCTTGGTGATGGAGTACGGATGATTGGGGTCCGCGTTGATCGGGGAATCCGCAGCGCGGCCCTTGCCGTTGAACGGGTCCTCAATGATCTTCACTGCACCATTCATACCGACCGTCGCCATGCGCGTCCCCTTGAACACTGTGGCCGCATTCGCTACTGCGGTGTCCAGGTCCACCTTGCCGTTGGCCCGTTGAGCCATAAGCTGCTGGATGACGATGCCTTGGAATTGTTGGCGGAGGTCCGAAGACATCGAAGTCGCCGGATTCCAGATGAGGCCCTTACGGCCCACGTCTTCCAGCATCGCCTTGCCCATCGCCTTGTTGACGGCCACGTCCACATCGGCCTGATTCTTACCGGGGAGCAGCGGCTCCCAGTTGATGCTGCCGCCGTTGCCGACCTTCTCCAAAACCTTCGAGTCCATGCCGCCATCGCGGATGGCCTTGTAGACCTGGGACACGTCACCGTTCGTCGGCGCGAGCGCCTTGACACCCCAGTACATCGCACTGGCTTCGTCGTCCTTGCCGAGGTACTGCCCGAACGCGTGATCGCCCACGATGTCGTGGATGCGGTCCATGACTCGCCAGGCCCGCGAAGCGCGGTCCGGATCGCCCGACTTGATAGCCGAGGTCAGGTCCTTCTGGATGCGCGGGGGCATCGTGCCGTCCGCGATGTCCCGGATGCCGGGGGCAGTCACCCACCCCACAAACTCCGAGCCAGCCTGGTCCGACGCGAGCGGGTCCGGGAGACCAGCATTGCCCTGCATCGACGCGGCGAGCGCCGGGTACTGGCCGCTGCCCTGAAGCTTCTGAACCATGTAGTTGTCGAAGGACTGCTTCACGGCCTCAGCGGGGTCTACGCCCCACAACGCTGCAACGGTATGGATGTTGTGCGAGCCGTGGTAGCCGCGCTCGGCCAGCGACATATAGTTGATCGTGGCCTGCTGCTTCGACGCCTCCAGCAGCCCTTGGAATACAGGGCCGAACTTGTCCATCCCGACGCCGTGATTGGCGTCCACGCGATTCGCTTGGTACACCAGGTGCGCCCAGTCTTCGGGCGTCGCGTTCGGGTTGGCCTTGAGCGCGATGGCCGCGAGGCGGACTCCATCGACCTCCTGCGCGGCCTGAATCGACTTGACGGTCTGAATCTGCTGCACGGCGTCGTGGGACATCTTTTCGTAGGCAACCGGGTTGCGGTCGGCCCACCCGGATTGCTCCAGGGCGTTGAGGAGTCCCAGAGCTTGCGTCTTGTTGCGGACGCTGCCCATGAAGCCGCCGATCATCTTGTCCGCGAGCGTCTGGTCCCCACGGGTCAGCGCCAACACGCGCTGTTCCAGTGTGGCGAAGCCCGCCTCGGACAGACCTTGCGGCGAGTTGATCTGAGCGTTCGCACTGTTCTGAATCTCCAGCGCCGTGTTCTGCTCCTGCGTCTGCGCGACTTGCTCCGACGCTTGCGCCACCATCGTCTGCGCGGCGGGGGTGAAGCGGCCTACGAGGGCGGAGTCGAAGTCGGCGTCCCCCGTGCCCGCGCCATAGAAGTCCTTCCAGACTCCCTTGGCGACATCATCGGGCGACACGGAGCCGTCCTTGGGCATGTCGCGCAGGCGCTTACTCAGCTCCTGCTGCATCTCGAACGCCTGGTTCTGGGCGAACGATTGCTGGTACGCGTTCCAGTAGGACTCGCGATTGGTGTGTTCCTCGTCGGGTGCACGGCCTGCCGCCTGGTCGGCCTGGGCCTGCTTCGCGAGCGCCTCGTTCTCCTTGTGGATGTCGGCTACGCGGGCCTGCTCCGTCGCCGCATTGACCCGCTGGAGGTCCCCCTGGAGGTTCCCGAAGAAACCGCCGAAGGAGTTTGCGAGCGACTGGATTGCCGAGACCTGCCCTGCTGCGTCTACGCGCGATGCTACCGCTTGCGCCCGTGTCGTGGTGACACTGGATGCCGCCGAGGCGTCGAGTTCCGGGAGGGCTTGCGCAGTGTTACGGAACTGCTGCTGTTGTTGGCCTGCCATTTAATTCCCCACGGTGAAGTACGGGCGGTGAGAGCGAAGCCCCTTGGCGGTGTTCTCTTGCTGCACGTTGCCGTAGTACGACGTCCCGGCCTGCGCCGCTGCGCCCGCGATGCCGAGCCCCGTGCCGATGGTGTTCGAGCGGCTTTGCGCGGACAGCGCATCCAGCGTGCTATCGGTCGAGATCGCGCTTGCGCCCATTTGAGAGCGGATGGTGGACTTCTGGTTCGCCGCGCTCGCGTCGATGCGCGAGAGGTCAGATGCTTCCGCTCCGGTGATGTTGATGGCCATAGCCGCCAGTGAACCCCTACCCTGCGCCGCGAGAACGCGGGCCTGCGCAAGCTGCCGCGCCGCTGCTTGGGCGCGGTCGGTCCGCTGTTCGAACGCTTGCTCATCGAGAGCCTGCTGGTTCGTCTGAGCGGCCTGGTACTGCATTGCGAGGTTCTTGTTGGCTGCGCCAGCCTGGGCTTCAATCGCCTTGTTCTGCTGGTTGTTCTGGACCACTGCGCTCGCGGCCGATACGGCAAGCATCACCAGTGGTACGACTGCGGGACCGCACATGGGTATATCCGATGAAGGGGCCGTGGCCCGGATCGAATGCGGTGAAGCCGCACCAGTTGAGCCACGCCAGGTGAAGGGTGTTCTCGCGCCACGGAGTGCAGGCGAGGATGTCGTAGGAGGCATGCGCCTGGTCAATGCGGCCAGGGCAGGCACGGAGGAACGGGAGCGCTACCTCGTTGATCACAGGCGTCCCGAGCATCCATATGAGGCCGACCCCATCGGAGGGGCCGGGGTGGGTTCCCCACACGCCCGCCACCGCACCAGCATCCGTCAGGATCGCCTCGGTCGTGCCGCCGTCAATCCAGAGACCCAGGATGTGACCGTAAGGGTCCGCGTCTCCAATGGAGAGCCGTAGTTCCGCGCGGTCACATGCCCGGAGGTTCGCAGCGAGGGCCGCGATATGGTGAGGTTTTGCGGGAGTGAGGATCATGCATTCGCAAACAGGTTGGAGTAGCGAGCAGCCAGGGTGTAACCCGTGACCACCATCGGAGCCGTAGAGGACGTGGAGACAGTGAGCGCCGCCTTGTTCCCCTGAGCGTTGAACGGGATGGCGTACGTTTTGTCCTCGCCGCCATTGGCTACCAGGGCGTCCCCAATGACTCGCGGGGAAAGCCGGACCACCATGTCCACTCGGTCAGGGCGCGAGAGCGTCGCCGTGAAGTCACCGGACCGCAGACAGTCCAAGATGACCTTGTGGACCTGGAATCGACCCATCGGAGTCTGCGCCTTGCTGACGGCCGGATAGAACGGCGAGAAGCGGAACATGCGGTCGTACCGCAGGCCGATGTAGCCAGAGGGACCCACCTGCATCGGGAAATGCCCGATCCACTGGGAGCCATCCCACACCTTCGTAATCGCGTGCTCTGCGAACCAGCCGCCCGAGTCAGGCGTACACACCACGAGGTCGTCGTGCTGGTAGTAGCCATCCGGGAGGACGACTTCGCTGCGGTTGCGCGGCACGTTCCACGTAATCTGAATCCGCTGCCGCATGTCCAGGCGCAAGTCGATGTCCGGGTTTTCGCCCAGGTTTGCATCGACCGGCATGGACAGCAGCGACAGGTAGCCGATGCTGGTCTGCGCCAGGATGTACAGCGTCCCCTCGTCCACCCAGTGATGCCAGATGGACGTGACGTGCGCGAAGGTCAGCTTGTTCCAGGCGTTCTGCGCCCTCTCCTGCCCTTGCCAGTACGAGGTCTGCACGTAGAGCGTGGCAGGGTCCAGCGGCGTCCAGAGGAACGTGCGCCCGGACTGAGCCGAGCCCGCAATGCGCCGAACGGAGCCGGGGCAATAGCGCGGGATGTGTTTGCTCAGGTCCTCGGCGTAGTTGTTCATAGTCGCCTGCTCGTACTGGTACTCCCAGAGCACCGAGCGTCCCTCCTGGGAACCGGTGTACAGCAGAACCGTCCCCACGACCGAGGGTGGGCAGGCGTCGTCCACGTCGTAGCGGGTGGAGACACCGAGCGCCGCTGTGTCGGGCTTGACCGGCTGCGAGCCATCGAGGGCACACTGCGCTCCACGCAGGAAGACCATGAGGTCGTCCCGAAAGCCGACGAGGTGGTTGATGCTCCCGAGGTCTGCTTCAGCTTGGACCTTCACCGGGTCCGATGCGACGACCTCCCGAGCGCTGCTCTGCCAGAAGTTGAACAGTTCGTCCGGTTGCGAGCCGACCACCCACGACGACGACGAAAACCAGAGCCGTCCCTTCCACAGGGCCATGTCCGTGATGGGCGCGTCCTTGAACGGGGCCGGCGCGTTGCTATCGTCGTCCCCGGCCTTTCGCGGGGTCCAGTCGATAGGCTGAATCTCGAAGGAGTTGGTGCCGGTCTGGTGGATTCGCATGGGCATCGTTGACTTATCCCAGGTCCCCGCCGTAGCGAAGTTGTCCAGCCACGACGTTTCCTTGTACGAATTCGTCGTGCGGTCGTACGTCACCCAGTAGGCCGACTTGGCGTCGCCGTTACCGAGGTCCACGAGGATAGGCTCGCCGGGAAACATCTGCGCCGGGAGGTCGGTGACTGCGCCTACGCGCCCCTTGATGAGCACGAACGCCGTCTCGTCCCAGTCGTTGCCGCCGTTGAGCGTGGCAATGATGTTCTCCGGGCCTTCGACGCGGATAACGTTGGCGACGCGGGTGAAGGACAGCCCCGGCATACGGGCGGCACACTGAGCCAGTAGCTGCTGCGCCACCCACTCGCGTGTCTTCGTGCCGCCCGAGCCGTCGTAGGCCGTCACTGCATTGCCGGCGTCCGAGTTGAGGTAGAACGTCTGGTAATTCGAGGACAGCTTGCGGATCACGGCGTAGGCTCGCGTCTTGTTGATGCCTGCTGCGGGGGCCAGGAAGCGAGTCGCGATACCCGTGTTGAGTACGAGCGTCGTATCGGCCAGCGTCAGGAACTTGAGTTGACTGGCCGAGTTGATGTAGTTCTGAGCGAAGCCGCCCACGACCACCTGGGCCAGCGCCCCGTTATCGAGATTGCGAATCTCCGGGTAGCCTTGATCGGCACGGCGAATGAACAGCCAGCGCTGCCCGTCCGTCGTGCGGAACATATACGTTCCGTTGGACTGGTACGGAGCGGCTGCGATATTGGCGATGCAGGAAGTCCCCACTCGGTCAGCGAGACCGCCGATGTCCACCGAGGGAAGGAAGTTGACGATCTCGTCCATCTGGGACGGAGACCGCAGGAGCGGAGCCTGGCGGCTCACGCCCGCGTGCAGCGACCCGATGCGGGGCTGCAACAGGCCGTCGATGGGCATCAGTTGATCGTGCGGTTATTGAATGTGCGACGGCGCAGCCAGGAGAGTTCGTGCGAATCCAGGAGGTTGTAGTCCTCCGTGTCCGCCTCGGCGTCCTCTGCGACTGACGCTGCGATAGCCTCGTCTTCCTTCAGGAAGCCATCCGCCGTCTGGGAGCCAACATAGAACTTCTGGTAGCGTCGTGCGGCCTTGGCCGATACTTCGAGTTGCAGCGAGAACGGGATGTCCTCGAAGCGCAGGCCGAGCGTCACGCGGACCTCCACCGGCCTCTCGAACACGTCCGTCGCGTTCGCATGGTCGTAGAGGCGACCAGCGCGAAACGTATAGTCCAGATAGGGGTCCACAGGGTCCACCTTCAGGGCTTCCGGAGGCACTGCAATGTGCCCGTCAGCGTCCGGGGTCAGCGTGCGCGTCTCGGTGTTGCACTTGTAGTCCTTGAGCAATACCTCCTGGGTGACTTGATCGAGGATGTCAGAACAGTTGGCGTAATCGCCAGCGCCCGCGACCTCGACCAGGATCACGGACTCACCTACTGCCGTCAGCATGCGGTTGACGGCTTGGAGTCGGGTAAGAGCCATTGCTGAAGAATCGAAAAAAATGGGGACCACCAGAAAAATCCAGTGATCCCCAAGGGGAGTTAAGCTGCCGGGAGCGCGAACTCGACGGCGCACTCGGCGCGGAGCGTGCCGTGACCGACCGCCTGCTTCGACACGATGAAGTCTTCCTGACGGCGAACGTCGCGGAAGGTCTCCGTCGAGATGCCCATGAGCGTCAGGACGGCCACCGCTTCCGGTTGCCACATGAGCGCCGAGAGCTTCGAGAAGTCCGCGCGGTACTTCGAGAACACGTCCTTGTTAGCCGTGTCGTTCGTCTGCGGGATGAGGTTCGACGGGAAGATCGTCACGCCTTCGAAGCGGATTGCTTCGGTCGGCACTGCGCCTGTACCTGCCGTCGCCAGCGAGATCATCGAGTTCAGGTTGACGAACTGGCCTGCCGAGTTCTTCGCGTACTTGATCGCATCGAACGTCGCGTAGGTCACGGCCATGTACCACGGCGAGCTCGCCGGGATGTTCTTCGCAGCCTTCGCCAGCTTTGCCTTGCGAATGGCGTCCATCCACGCGAGGCCGTCGATTACCGTACCGCTCGACAGGAGCGCGGAATCCACGATACGGTCGCCGCCGGGGAACGGACCGACAGCAGCGGTACGCGCTGCGAGCGCGATCTGCCGGAAGTTGTTCTGGTCGTACATACGCGCTAGCGCTTGGCCCATGTCCGCCGTCATCGGACCGCGCACGTCGAACTGCGACATTGCTTGGTCGAAATCCCACAGGGCGTGATGGGCAACCATCGGAGCGTCGATAGTCACTTCCACTTCGCCCGTAGCGAACGGATTGCCAAGCATCTCCTGGCCGCGCTGGAGGTACTCGGCCTGCGAGGTGCCCGTGCGCGGGAACTGGTACGACTTGCCCGAGGTGATGTTCTTCTCGCGGACCTTGCCCTTCGTCAGGGTTGCAGCCGTGAACGAGGTGAGAACCTCGCCCGAGAACATCTTGAGGAACAGCGAGCGATCGTCAGCCGGGTTCGATTGACCCGTACCGAACGCAACCGGATTGCCCGGATTGGTCGAGAACGTCATTAAGTCTCTTTAGAAAGGGAGTGTTGCCAGCCCACGAGCGGGGCCAGCGGAGGGAGGAGGGATTCCGCCGCATGGGTTGGTCCGGGATGGACGCCCAGAGGCGGGGGAGGTAAAGCGGGGATTAGATGCGGGAGATGCGCAGCTTGTCGGCCACTTCCTTGCGGAATGCCTCCGACGTTTGGTAGCGCGGATCGGCCATCGCGGCAACGAGTTCCGACTGGTCGCGGAATGCTGCGATTGCGCCGCCCGTGCGGCTGGTCACGTTGACCAGGCTCGGGTCGCCCGCTGCTTGCATCCGTTGCTTAAGGACGCCGATTGCTGCGGCGGCATCGGGGCCGTTGAGCAGGTTCTCGTAGAAGACCTTCTGGTCCTGCGAGAGATTCTTTTGGCCCCAGGCGATGACGGCGTTGAACTCGTCACGACCGCCCGCCGCTTCGAACAGCTTGGCCTCGGCTTGAGCAGCGAGTGCTGCCTGGCCTGCGCGGAACTGCGACTGCATCTGGAGCACCTGGTCATTCGAGATGCCCAGGGCCTTCGCCATGCCAGCGATGAGCGCCTCGCTCGGCTTCTCGGAATTGAACTCCGTGACCAGCGAGCCGTCATCGAACGCCTTGGCGAAGTCGTAGGTAGCCGGGGTATCGCCCTCGCCGTCCTTCTTCTCCGGTGCGTTCTCGGTTCCTTCCGGCTTCTTCTCGTCAGCAGGCGTGTCCGTCAGCTTCGGCGTCGGCGCGTTCGGGTCGGCAGGTGCCGGTTCCGTCTTCACCTCGGTAGCCGGGGGCGTGATGCCATTGGCGGCGTCCGCTGCTGCGATCATGGCCGCGCGGTACTCCGGGGAGTCCGGGACCAGCGCGGGGGTTTCGGGAGTGCCCGGACTTGCCGGGGTGTTCGTGTTGGTGGTGTCGGTCGTCATTGAGCCGGTGCGAGTGAGTTAGCCGCAATCTGCCCTGCGACAGGACCAGCAGCAGCGCGAGCCATATCGGCTTGCATTGCCTGCTCCTGTTGTTGGGCTTGTTCCTGCTGGACTTCCTTGGCCGTCTTGATGGCCTGCGGGAATCCGAGTGCGGCGGCGGCAGGCGTGAGGATCGTGTCGAACTTCACGTAGGCTGCTGCTTCCTGCTGGAACGCTTGCGGTGTCTCGTTGAGGAGGGAAAGGAACGACTGCACCTTCTTCAGCTTCGCGTCTTTGCCCAGCGCAGCGAGACCAGTGGTCACGGTGATCTGGGTGGAGTCGGTGCCGATCTGGGGCAGTTCGTCCCGCGATTGCATCTGGGCGACCAGCTTCTTCAGTCGCCAGCCGACCATCTCGGGTCCGAGGTACGAATACACACCGCCCAGGGATTGCTCGATCTCGGTGACAAGCATCTGGATTTCATAGGCGGTCACACGCTCCGCGTCGCGGCGCAGGTCGTTCGTGAGGAGGAACGCGACGGAAAGATCGCGCTTGAGGTCCTGCTTCTCAGCGTTGAGCGACTGCATCGCAGCGGTGTTGTTGAACTGGAACGGCTGCACGTCACCCTGCGTACCCCCGCGAGCGGAGATCACGGAGCCGTTGCGAGCTTCCATGATCCGCTTGCGGAGGTTGCCCCCTGCCGCATTGGGCGCGACAAAGATCAGGTTCCGCGCAGCGATAGCGCCGCACTCCAGCAGTTGCTGCGAGGTCTTATCGAGCGCCAGGAGGTCCGAGTAGTTCTGCTCGACGTGCGAGCGTCCATAGGACTCACCGGGCACCAACTCCCACGCCAGCGGATTCGCGGGCATGATGCCGTTGTACTCTTGCCGGGGTTTCACCACGGCGTCATCGAGTTCCTGGTGCGCCTCGTAGGTCGCATCGGAGACCAAGGCAAATCGCGTGTACAGCGTCACTTCCTCGGACTCCTTCTTCGCCGTGAGGGCGCGGAGTTCCTTGGTGAGTTCGCGGACCTTGAGCTTCTCTGCCGTCACGACTTCCATCGCGCGACCATTGAAGTCGCGGACGCAGACGTACTGGGAGAGCGGGAACAGCTTCAGGCGGCCGTCCGGCTGGATGTACTCGCAGACGTTTCCTGCCACTACCAGATGCAGGAGCGACAGGTACGTCTGACGCCGCCAGTTGAGCGCCTCGATGTTCGCGTTGATTAGCTGCTCGCACTGGGCGAGGCCCTGGATGATCTCAGGCGGGGGCGACAGGACGCCCTCCTTCAGTAACATCTTGGTCGAGACCTCGATGTTGAACGCGGAGTCGCCAGGCGGCATGAACGCCATCATGAGCTTCGAGGCCACGTTGGTAGCGCCGCGATGCCCGAAGGACGTGTAGGACTGGGGGAGCACTTGCTGCGGGGTCTGCCCTTGAGGCGGGCACACCGAAGGGACCGTGAGAGCAGCGCAGGCTTGCGCACGTCGCCAGTAGGCGTCACGATCCGGGACCAACTCTTGATAGCGGTCCTGGAGCTTCTGGTTCAAAGCTGAACGCCGACGCCCTGCGATGCCTGCGACGGCCCGGCCGTCAGGAAGCGGCGCATGCCTGCCTTGTTCTTCGCGGACTGCACGGGGCTATCCTCTACCGGTTGGATCAGCCGCGCAGCAGGAGCGTCCGGTTGCGGCGGGTCAGGGGTCTTCGGAATGTTGGGTTTGCCCATAGAGACTCAGGTGGAATTTGTCCCCCACCTGGGAGAATCCGAGCCGCCCCAGGTAGGGGATGTGTTGTGGGAGCGGTGCCGCCGTCAGAGTGTGGTAGCCCGAGCGGCGTGCGCCGTCACTGAGAGACCGCAGGACGCGGGGGAGAATCCACCGTCCATGTGCGTCACGGGAGGCGCATAGGTGTAGCGCGGCGGTCCCGTTGCCGAGGCGCTCAAGCCACACCGCAGCCTTAATGCCAGCGCAATCGCGGAGAGTCCAGAGATCGCACTGGCGCAGTAGACGGAGAGGCCAATCCGCGCGAAACGGATAGACGTGACGAGCCAGGAAAGCGAGAAGTTCAAGCGTAGCTCGCTTCTGCTGCCTTCGCGTCCTCGTCCCGTTGCGCCGCGTCCAGGTCATCTGCCAATTGGAAGACGGCTTGGATAGCATCGTGGGCACCGACGAGTTCGTGGGCCGCTTGGTAATCCTTCGCATGTACAAGGTCCACCAGGCCAGCCAGGGGGTATTGGGCGAGGAGCCAGCCGCCTACGGTACGGAGATCCGTCGAGCTAGGGCAGTCAGCCGGGATGTTGTTCTCGTCCCCTTCTCTAAGAGTCTTAGAGGTATATAGGGACCCTCTACCATGTGCGGATTTATTCCGCGTGACCTGCCCGGAGGGACTCGTACCAGTCTTGGAGGGCAGTAAGCTGCGCAGAATTCGCTTGGCAAATCGTGTAATTCGCATCGACAGTCCTCATCAGATCGGCAAGCGAATAAGGGGAGTCAGCGGCGTCGCCCGTCGCGCCAGGTCCGGCGGCATCGGCGGCAGGTCCCGAACCGTCACCGGCTTGGGCTGCTGCGTCGTGCAGGCGGACAAGCTGCTGAGACAGGCGGACACTATCGGCGCGAGCAGCAGCAACCGCAGCTTCCAGTTGAGTCGTGCGAGCTTGGTGAGCATCGTTTACTTCCTTGAGCTTTGCAGTGAATGCCGTGGTAGCCGAAGCCGCAGCGGCGGCGTCAGCTTGGCGGAGGGAGTCGAGGGCGACACGGTGATCGTCTGCGGCCTTCGAAAGGCCCGCAGTGAACCCCTCGTCGTAGACGTGGGAGCGATAGGTCAGCACCCCGGAGGTGAGGCCGACCGCCAGTAGGACCCCGGCGACGGCCGCGCCTGCCCAGGCGGGCAGAGACGCCATCAGAGACGCTCCATGATCTCGTCCACCGTGGCGTACAAGTCGTCCAGGGTGCCGTCATTGACGATCACGAAGTCCGCAGGCTCACGGGTAACGCCGGCCTCGCTTACGTGCGAAGCGACGGCAAGCGCGTCCGGGCGAGCGACGTGGATGATCCGGCCGCCGCGTTGTCGGATTGCGTCCGCCTCGTTGTCGAAGCGGACATCGGTGATGACCGCCGACTTGCCCGAGTGCCGCTGGAGACGGCGGGCCTCGTCCATCGCTACCAGGACCCAGATGTTCTCGTTGACGAGCATCCGGCCCCACTCGGTGCCGAGCGTCTGGAGCATCTGACGCGGCGACTTGCCGAGCCAGGGCACCGGGTCCTCCTTCACGAGGTCGAGGGCGCGGCGGTCGATGCCGACCAGCTTGCACACGAACTGACGGAGCGGCTCCGCGAACGACACCTGGGCGTAGTTGTGATGCTCGACTAGGTAGCTGCCGATGGTGTCCTTACCCGAGCGGGCGCGACCAGTGACGCCGATCATCGGCAGGTTACTTTGCGAATGCTTGAGCATTGAATGAGATGTCCTTGCATCCGGGGAGTGCGTAATGCACATCGCCCGTGGCGGGGTTGTAGTCGGAGGGGCGGAGGATGCGGGCGAGAACCGCCATGCGGCGGAAGTCCTGGGCCGTCTGGGTGACTGCCTTGTACTTGCCCTTCTTCTGTTCGAGGTAGCGGAGCACGGCGTTGTGCGCCATCTCAGGAAGGTTGCGGCACCCTTCGAGCACCGCCTCGGCACCGGCAGGGCCGCAGCCGATACAGCCACCGAAGCCGTCCGTGGAATCGCCCATGAGCGTCTGGTACATCCACTGCCAGTCAGCGCGGGTCTCGGTGATCGTGACCAGTTTCTGCTTGCCCGTGATGTACAGGCGACCCGGAACGGTCTTCATGTCCTTGTCGTTCGAGCAGATGACCGTGTTCTCGCCCGAGAGGACGCCCATTACGTCGTCGGCCTCCAGGCCCGGATACCACTGGATGCGCTCGTTAGCGAACACCCAATCCTCCAGCGGCCTGTACTGCTCGGGCTTCTCACCGCGAGCACCCTTGTACTGCGCGTAGACGCCGCGCCGGAACAGGCCGCGCTCGCGGGGGCTAAGGCACACGATGTACTCGTCGGCATCCACGGCTTGCAGCCACGAACCAACGATTTCTTCGAACTTTGCCTTGGCTTCCTTGAAGGTCGGCGGCCGGTCGACGACCGTCTCCGCCTCCCAGTCGGTCTCCTCGACCTTGATGACAGTGGCCTTGTAGATGGCCTCGTCGCCGTCGATAAGGGCGAGGGTCAAATCCAATCGCCCTTCGAGTGATAGACGGTCTTCGTGATCTCCCGCGGCTCGACCTCCGCCAGCATCGGCTCGGTGTAGTCGTAGTCCGACCAGTAGCTGCCGCTGCGAGACTCCGCAACGGTAACGAACCTGCCCGATGGTTTGTGGAGGTACACGGTCGTACGGGACTGATACTTGTGATCCGCCTCCCACGGTTCGGCCACGATCTTCTCGAACTCGTCCAAGTCGTCGAGCACGTCGATGGGGTCGTCCGTGGACGTAAGCACAGCCTTGAACTTCTTCAGGTCGAACTCGGTCATCACACGACCCTCGCTTCGAGGCCCGCGCAGTTCAGGAACGTCCAACCACCGTACTTCGCCTTCAGGCGTTGCAGGCGCTTCGCTGAGGAGTTGATGCGCCAGTACTCCTTCCCGTTGTCACCCATGTAGGTGATCGTGCCGCGCGTTGCATCCCGGATGAAGGCAGGCGTGTGGATAAGTCCCGTGGGCAGCACGGCGACCTGGGACAGCCCGAAGTCGAAGTCCAGCAGGTTCTCCAGCGGGTCCGTGATCTCGAACGGATTCAGGTCGATGATGTTGAGGCGCGGGCGTCCGTCAGCGAAGTGAATCTCGTATTCGAACTCCTCGACGCCCGAGGGGTCCTTCGGTTCGATCACGTCGAGCTTGCCGCCCACGATCATCGCGATCTTCTCCAGGCCGGAGCGCCCCACGTCGTAACCGGTCATCACGTCGATGTCCTTGACCGGCTTGCCGTGCAGGATGTCGCGCGGTGCGCCGCCGGAGATCACGGCGTCCGGATAGACGCGGCGAATCGCGGTGACGAGGTTTTGAAGGTCAGTGATTTGCATCGTATTCCTCTTGAGCTTTCGCCATGACGGCGTTGTAGTCGTAACCCCTCGGCGCAGGCCATTCGGTGAAGCCGGGATCGGGCGTCCGAGTAACGATGCGGTTGTCTGCTTTCGCCAGAACTTCCCCGGCCCGCAACTCGAAGTTCCAGTGGCCGTTCTCTACCCATCCGCGCACCACCTTCCCGTCGGTGTCGCGCTGGGCGTCAGTCAGGTACAGCGAAGCGCGGCCGTCCACGAACAGGACGACGCGATTAGTGGGTTTCATGCCAGTTGTTTCCGATGTCGAATGCCCCATCGAGACGGCACCGGAAATTCCAGTGCTCGCCTGCTTTGGTGATTGCGTTCTTGAAGGTCGTGCCGATGAGTTCCGCGTGTTGTGGCAGGCACTCTTGCTGTACTTCGTCGTGGACGTTCGCCAGGAAGCCGAAGTCCTTCCCATGAACTAGGCCGTGTACTTCGGTGATCTCATGCCAGTAGATCGCCAGGGCCTTCTTCATGATGATTGCGCCCGTCCCCTGGAGAAGGGTGTTGAGCGCAGCGTGGGCGTGGCGCACGCGGATGCGGCGACCGTCGATACCCTTTAGCCAGCCGCGAGCCTTCGCTGCTTTCTCGATATCCTTGATGAGAGCGCGGAAGCCCTTGATACCGTCGAGCAGCTTGCCCTTGACGACCTTACCGATGGCTTTGGCGGGCTTCAGCTTGCCCTTGACGTGCGCCCAGGCCGGCCACTCGCTCACGGGTTTGCCACTCGTGCGCCAGTCGGCAATCCAGATGTTCCCGGCCTTCTCGTCCCCGGCCCCGTACAGTGCGCCGTACAGGAGGGTCTTCGCGCCATCACGGGAGAACAGGTCGGTGTTCTTCCGGTTCATCGAGTGAGCGTCAGTGCCTTGCGCCTTGTCGCCTTCGAGTAGCGCACGGGTCAGCGCCCCATCGTCGTAGCGGGCCAGGTAATGCGCGAGGACGCGGAGTTCCAGGCCCTCGGCGTCGCACCCGACCATCTTCCACATCTCGCGGGGAATCCAGATGTGGCGCATCTCCTTGTCGATGTTCGCGGAGTTCGGACGCGAGTGCGTCATCCGGCCCGTCACGGCACCGTTCGGGTTGACGTACCCGTGGACGCGGTGGTTCTCGTCGGCGTGGTGAATCCATCCGCCGCCCGTGCCGTTCTTCTTCGGCGGGGCGGCGAGTTGGGTCCACTGCTTATCCACGCGGGCGAAGTGTAGGAGCGGCTGAACCTCGGGGAAGTCCAGCTTCTTCAGGACTGCCTCGGTGATGTTCGGGTTGCCCTTCTCCGTCAACGGAGCCTTCCAGCCGTACTTCTTCTTCAGGCGGTTGGCTACGTGGTACTCGGAGCCAGGGTTGAACTCTTGCAGGACGATCTTCGTGTATGCCGCGCCCTGGGTGTACGAGACACCCTGGCGATTCTGGGACCGCTTCGGAACCGCTACGCCAGCGCTGACATAGATCGGCGGGAAGACCCGCTGCATCTCGGCCAGGTAGCCGTCTCGGCGCTCCCAGAGTTCAGCTGCGAGAGTCATGGCCTCGCGCATATTCAGCGGGAAGCCGTTCTCCATCTGGAGGTCGATGAGATACGCGACATCGTGTTCGAGGTCGCAGGACTCGCCCCAGGTGCGGACGCGCTCCAATCTCTTGTAGAGCGCATTGGTGACGGCGATGTCCTGCTCGCAGTAGGAACGCATCTCCTCGGAGTAGCGGTCCCACTCGTTATGGGAACCCTTGAGGATGCCCATCTCGACACCATAGGACTCCAGCTTGTGTCCCCCGAGACGCTCAGGTTCGGCCAAGCGGCCCATGACGAGCGTGTCGAGAATCGCGGTGTACGGCATCTCGTAGCCCGTGACTTTCGCCAGGGCCTTCCGGTCGAAGTTGATGCCGTTGTGTGCTGCGGTTTTACCCCCACGGGCGACGTGGGCCTTGAGGCGCTCCACGCCCTCCATGAGCGGCGGGTAGTTCGGGTCGTGGTCCGTGTAGGTCGTGATGACTTCGGAGCCGACGGTGCCGATTGCGAGCACCCAGATACGAGTGAGTTCGCGCAGCAGGCCGTCGGTTTCCAAGTCCCACGTCAGGATGTCCGTGGGGTTGTCGGTCATTACGCCCCCTGCTCAGGGGCGACGTAGACGATGATTTCCACCATCGCGGGCTTGCGGCCCTGCTTCATGGCGTCAGCGTAGGCACGCTCGGCTGCGGCCTTCATGGCCGTGACGAACGGTTGCTGCTCCGTCACGGCTGCGTGTCGGTGGATTTGATACTGCTTATCAACGAGGACTTCTTCGGTCATTTGTTCCGGTCAGCTACTTGTTGGTAGAAGGCACAGATGCGTTCCATCTCTTGCACGGTTGCGTCCTTCTTCAGTTCGTTGACCCTCCACGACACGACGACCACATTGCCCGGCACGTAGCCTTGCGACGAGTCAATGCGATCTAGGGAGGGGGAATACGGGCCAGCGCGGCCCGATGAGGGTCTGAGACGCACGCCCAGAACAGGGCAATGCGTCGGCACTTCAAAGTCAGCGAGAGTTAGCGTGTGCTCGATGGCGTCACGCTTTGCGCGGTAGCGGGAGTTGCGAAGCAGCGTGCGTGCGATGGCCTTAGAACGGGCAGTCATCGCCAACTTCGGCGGATTCGTCCAATTCCAGGAGGCCGCCGCCGTCTTCGCGGGGGAGCGGCCTCACCCGTCCGGTCTTCACGTCGTACTTCAGGCGGTCTGCGGGACCCGTCTTACCGCCACGGCGAACCTTCAGCACGCGAATCTGGGAGATGTCGCGCTCGGCCTCATCCTCGGCCTGCTGGTTCCGCTCCTTGGCGATAATCACGTCGGGGATTTGCTTCAGCGATCCCGAACCCTTGATGCTGCTCAGGGAAAGCGCTGCACCCTCCTCTGCCGTTCGTGCGCCCGACTGCTCCTTACGGACGTGGGCGATAGCGACGACGCTACAGCCGGTCCGCTCGACCATCGAGCGCAGCTTCGTGAGAAGTTCGTCCTGGCCGTCGTTGTCCAGGCCCGTCGCCGCGATGGTCAGGTGATCCAGGAACAGCAGTTCCGCGCCTTGGAGCGCCATGTACTCCATCTTTCCGACCAGGGCGTCCGAGTCCGTGGACCCGAAGTGGTCATACGCCTGGTAGCGGTCCGTGAACAGCTTGGCGATACTCGCGTCCCACTGCGCTTCCGTGAGGATGTCCGGGTTGTCTTCGAGGTCCTCAGCGGGCACGCCGTTGTCGAGCGCGACGAGGTACTTCCCGGTGTCCTCGACAGACTCCTCCAAGAACAGCGCCCCGACCTTCTTGCCTTCGCAAAGCGCGGCGTACATAAACTCGCGGGCGTCCGTGGACTTGCCCACGCCGGTCCCTGCCGTCAGCAGCCAGAGTTGGCGAGGGCGAACGCCTCGCGTCATCTCATTGACCAGCGGGTACGGCGTCTGCCACCCCGGCGCGGCCTTGGCCTTCAGACGGTCCTTGGTCAGGTCCGTGCCGGTGATGACGCCATCGGGGCGGTAGTCCTTGGCCTCCCAGGAAGCACTCACGACAGCCGTGGGGCCGTGCTCGCGCAGGAGGTCGTTGGCGTCCTTCAGATCGAAGGGGGTGGTGATGAACTTCACCCGGCCCACCGGGAGCACCTTTGCGCACGCCTCGATGGCCTCGCGCCCCGGCTCGTCGTTGTCGAACCAGAGGACGATCTCATCGAAGCCCTTGAGCCATTCGATCTGCGATGCGAGAGACTTGGCTGCGCCTTGGGCACCGTTCTGCACCGAGACCACCGGCCACTTCAGCGACAGCGCCTGCGCCACGGAGAGGCAGTCGATCTCGCCTTCCGTCACGATGACGCGCTTGCCCTTCGAGCGGAACAGATGCTGGCCGAACAGACCCGCTTGCTTCAGCTTGCCCAGGACCACGAAGGACTTGTCGGGCGAACGCAGCTTCTGCGCTACTGGGCTTCCAGTGGAATCGCAGTACGTCGCAATCTGGACAGGCTCCCCGTCGCGGTCCTTACCCACGAGGTAGCCGTAGCGTCGGCAGGTTTCCTCTGCGATGCTTCGCTTTCCAAGGGCGCGGTATTCGCCCCGGATGAGGCCCTCTGCCACGGCCACAGATCCAGCATCCACTCGCTCAGTTCTTGCGCCGTCAGGCTGGACCGTGTTGCCGCACGAGAAGCAGTGCGTGTGTCCATCGTCATACTCCGCGTTAGCGTCGGACGATCCGCAGTTTTCGCACGGACCCTTCGACACGAGATTGGATTCGGATTCGTGCGTGTGGGGCATCAGTCCGCCACCTCCGTCTGGAAACTGCTGGCGCTGTATTCGTCGAGGTCCATCTCGCGGGCGCAGTGATGACACAGCGAGACGTGATTCTCTTCGGACTCTGCTGCCTTATCCGCCGCCTCTTCCGCCGTCTCGGCTTCGAACTCACCGAGATACTTCGAGCACGTGAACATGCCGTAGACGCGGAACTTCTTCAGACTCATCGCGCACCTGCCTTGCGCTTCGGCCGCGCGTTGGCGAGATTCAGGAGTTCGCTGTGCGTTACCACACGGCGCTCGCCGCGACCGCGCAGGAGCCACTGGTCAGCGCCGGTCTTTGCGGCGAAGTAGCCACGGAACTTCATGGTGATGGTCGGTTGTTGTGCGTTCTTCATTGGTCAGCGTCTCGTGAAGGGAATGGGCTGTAGTTGGGATAGGAGCGGGCGAACTCGGCCTCGCACTCCTCGTAGATTCGGGAGGCCAAGGTGTAGTCCCCGGCCGCCAGTGCTTGATCCAGCGAGCATCCCGGCTGGACCAGGACATCGCGGTAGCGGCGCATTACTGCTTCTGGTTGCGCAGACGCTCGCGGCGGGCACGTTTGCCCGAGGCGTGATCCATCATTTCGGAGTGGACTTCGCGAACGGTATGGATGACTCCGCCCTCGAAGCAGCGGCGCACGTCTTCCATAACGTCAGCTGCAGCACGGACGCAGCCTGCGGCCACCAGGTATGCCGCGACGAACGGCAGTGCCGCGAACAGCCCAACCGTCTGAGCAGCGGCGATGTAGCGGTCTTTCGGTTTTCCGTAAGGACGATTCATTGCGGGTTGATCCAGATGATGTTCTTGGCGTCGTGGAGCGGGTCGGCCTCGGGCCACTCGTAACCCGAGCAGGCGTGCGCGACACAGCCGATGATGTCGTTCTTGAGGTCGAACACACAGCCGGAGCACGACGGCTCGTCGCCGTTGCTCACGGCGCGGTAGGTGTGGTGGGCGGTCCGCATCACTTCTCCAGGCTGTAGCGGACGTACTGCTGGCCCGTGCAGTCGCGGCGGCGGACCTTGGCGATGCGGTAGCCTGCGCCTTGAATTTCGGTGATGCGGCGCGACAGCGAACGCACACGGTGAACAGCATTCGCTTCAACGTTGGTGATGCTGCCCACCGACTTGAGATGGCGGAGGACGGTCTGGGCTTGCGGGGTGAGTTTCATGGTCTGCGTGTCTTTCATTGGTGGGAGGTTTACTGAGCGCCCCATTGGGACGCCATTGCTTGGGCGATGCCAGGAAACGTGCGAGAGCGTTCCTTCCATCGGTCAGGACCGGGAGGCATCATGTGGACGCGGGCTTCGCGCCCTTCCACGACGTTCGTAGGGGTCAGCTTCGGTAGCCCCTTGAGCCAGAGGCATGTGGCCTTGGTCTCTCCGTGCCCGAACATCCACGGTTGGATCACTTGATCCGGCTTGCGGACTTGACTGGAGATCACGCTCACCGGGTTCTCGATGGCGATACGCGGGATGCCCGCGTTCATGAGGAATCGCACGAAGTCGAGGCCGTCCTCCATGTCTTTGCGGCGATTCGGGTATTTGGGATGCGGACGGCGGGTATGCGTCGGCATGTGCTTGTCTTCAGGGTGATACAGCCACCGGACGCCTGCGACGGTCAGGTAAGTGCATGGAGGGTGTGCGACCATCAAGTCCCATCCCTCGTTGATGATGTCTCGGACATCTCCTTGGTAGTGCGGGCCGTCCACCTCGGTAGGCAGGAGGTCGCAACTCATGGCGTCATGCCCGAGAGCGCGGAATGCGTCGCGTACTGCGCCGCTGTATTCGCAGGCAACGAGAACTTTCATAGGGAGCAGAAACGAAAAGAGCCGCCTAAGCGACTCAGTGGGTTGAGAGACGGCGGCTTCTGGGTCCGGTGCCGCCGATACCGGTGCGGGTCACTGCTGCGGGGCCTGGACTTCCGGGGCCGGAGCCACGACATCCTTGAGGGCCGATGCGACCTGGCGTGCCTGGCGCGTCGCGCTACGGTGCGCGTTGGCCTGCGAAACCTTCGCGGCTGCCGCTGCGAGCGCGGCTTCGCACTTCTTCTGTTCCTTCGCGGCGGCGGCTTCGAGCGCTGCGGCGAGCTTGACGAGGAGCTTGAGGAGGAGTTGGATCATGGTCAGTCGTTGGGGGAGATGGCGACGTTGATGTGCGGTGCTTCGCCCGGTTCGGGGAAGCGCTTGGTGAGGTGCAGCGAGACGATCTGGCGATCGTCCAGCCACCACCTTTCATCGGTGAGGGTGTCCATGACGCCCTTCGCGAGGTTGTCGAGGTCCCCCATAGGGGTCGTGAACTTCGACTTGGCGATGGGCTTGCAGACGAACTCGATTGCGACCGATAGCTCGCCGTCGAGCGGTGCGCCGTCGGGCTTCGGTCCGAGCTTCTGGACAATCTCTGCTTGGTACTTCTTGTAGGAGGCGGGCATGTACGCCGAGCCCCACTTCGTCATGCGAGGACGCGGTGCCGGGAGGGGCACCACGTCGAGACGGAACTCAGAAGTCCTGGTTGTCACCCGAACCTTCCGAGTCAGCCGATTCGTCTGAGTCCAGCGACGGCGTGCCCTCGTCGTTCTCGTAGTCCCCCGACTCGTCGTCGAAGCCGAGGTCCGACTGAGCGCGGCGCTCCAGGAGCTTGATGCCGTTGATGTAGAGCGTGACGCCCTTGTTGCTGCCCGTGTCGTACTCGGAAGCAGCGACCGACATGCGACCGTAGTCGCCGCTCTTGGCGGTTTCCTTGAGCGTCGTCTTGCCGTCAGCGGCCTTCTGCTCGGGCTTCTGCTTCGACTTGGCCGTGATGACCCAGAAGCCGCGCAGGCGCTCCTTCTTGTCGTTGCCTTCTTCCGCTGCCGCGTCGGCCAGCGCCGAGCCGTCCTTCGCCGGTTTCGCGTCCGCCTTGCCGCGTGCGGCCTTGTGGAGTTCGTTGAGCTTCTTCGCGAAGTCGTCGTTCTCCTTCACGCCCTGCTCCAGCAGGATCGCGCACTTGTACTTGCCCTTGCCGTATTCCGAGTTGTCCGGTTTGTCGAGCCATGCGTACTGGAAGACGCCCTTCGGCGTCACGAACTTTCCGACGATCTTGGACTTGCCTTTCTTTGCTTCAGCCATGTGTGAGTGCTTTGTGTAGATGTGAAAAAGCCCGCTTGCGCGGGCCGGGGAGTTGTCAGGGTCGTCACCCTGTGCGTAGTTATTGCTTGGGGAAGTGCGCCCCGAGGAGGAACAGGGCACGCTCGGCGTCCCGGCGCTTCACGAGACCGGCGAGTACCTTGCCGCCTGCATGAACCCACTTGGGGAACTCGGCGGCTGCGCCTTCGATGTCACCTGCGTTGAGCTTCTTCAGCAGCGTGGAGCTTGCAAGGTTCCCTGCGCCGAGGTTGAACGTGAAGTCCACCAGGGCGTCGAACTCCTCCTGCGTCAGGTCCGGGAGACCGTCGGTATCCGGGTCACCTGCGCGATCCAGCGTGACGAGCCTGTTGACCGCTGCTGTGGCCTTGGCAATGTCTTTCATGAGGAGTGCTTCGGCTTGCGCCTGGGTGATCGTGAGGCCCTTGTAGACATCAGGACCCGTGTGCCCGTACCCGATGGTCCAGACGCCAACAGAGTCCTGATAGGCAGTCAGCCTGCATCCCTCGAATTGCTCCGTGAGTTGCAGGCCGGACTTGCTGTAGACGAACGGGGTCACTGCTTCTCGGTGATCGTCGTCTCGCCCACCTTCGTCGCGTTCGAGATGCCCCGGATGCTCGGGAGCACCTCGCCTTCGCGGATGACGAACAGCGAGCCGTTGTAGGCGTGGCGGTAGATGGAGACCTTGCGCTCCACCATCTTCGGCGGGAGCTTGCCTTCGACCAGGTTTCGCTCCGGGCGAAACTTGTGCGTGCCGTCCGTGTTGTAGCGCGGGGTCACGCGGGTCTTGCCAGTCTCGTCGCGGAGCGTCACGTCCATGCGGTGGTGGCCGCGCACGAACGTCACGCCCACTACGACCTCACGGGTGTGCGGCGTGTGGAACTCCGTGCCTGCGATGAAGCGTTCGAGGAACGGCTTCGCCGGGGCCGGATTGGTCAGGAAGCCATTCGACACCACGTAGATGTACGCATCACTGGCGTCGTTGGAGCCGTCCGGGTTAAAGCACCCGTAGTGCGCACGACCCGTGATGGAACCCTCGTGGTACACACGTGCCCTCGTACCCTTTTCACCAGTCGGCTCGATTCGGGTAACACGGAGGTCTCTGCCGCCGTCCTTGATGCGGAGCACCGTGCCCGCCGCGAGCGCGGCCCGCATCTGGTTGAAGTCGAGGTACGCGAGTTTCTTGAAGGTCTGCATTGTGTTGCCCATATGATTGATTCAGTTGTCATTAACTCGCTTTACTTCACGAGAAGAAAAATTCGGATTCGAGGACACGCTCCACGTCCAAGTTGCCGAGTACGGGGACTTCGGGGATATCCGGGCACCCCGAGTGTGCGATGACGGACTGCCGCCATTGCTCCAGGGTGTCGTGGTTGTACAGCGCAACGAATTGCTGCTTGGTGACTTCGAGGAGGAGGTCGCTATTCTCAGCGTGGCAACCGAACGAGTCATGCACGAACGCTAGGTCGCGGACGCCACGGTGTTTCATCTCGACGCACACGAGCGCCAGGTGGGCCGCGTCGAACGAGTGGACCACGTTCGGGGCCGCGCCGAGCTTCTGCTTACCCGGCTTGAAACCCGCGTCGGGTTCCTCGAAGCGCACGGTGACATCGCCGTGGAGCGTGCGGATGCGCTTCTCGCCGGTCTTGTAGTACGCCTGCTTCCCGGTGAATCCACTGGGCGTATCCCACACGAGGGGAAGCCCGCGCTCCTCCAGGAACACGGCGACCGAGCGGAAGTAATCCATCGCGCGACGCGGGGCCTCGATGGATTCGTCCAGCGCACCGACGATCTTCTGCGTCAGGTACTCCGCAGCGGCGTAGCGCTCCTTTCCGTTGGTGATGTGATCCGCGAAGCCGTCCTGGACCAGTTGGGTCAGGATGCCTCGCTCGGACACGCCATAGGGAGTCGTCATCACGGCTCGCTTCACGGTCTTGCGCTCCACCTTGCCGACCCAGAGGGACGCCATTGCCATCGTGGCGCTGTTCACCGCGTCACGCTGCACATCAGCGACCACCACCTCACACACAGCCTTGTAGATGTCCTCGCGCTTGCCCGTCGGGAGCACGTTGACTCGCACGGCAGACTTCTCATCCTTCATGAGGGCCGCGAGGTGCTGGATACCCGAGCACGTCGCGTCGTAGCGGCAAACCATGCGGGACTCGAAACCCTCGCACGTCCCGTTCGCCAGCATGAAGTCAGCGACGCGCTTTACTTCTAGGCACGCTGCGAGAAACTCCCACGGCGAGTCGCAGGTGCTCCAGAACTCGAACGCCTTGTGGTCATCCAGCGGGTCCGTGGCGACGGCCAGGATGCCCTCTAGGTGATCCATCGTCCACTGGGCACGCTCCGCGATCGGGAGCTTGTCCTGGCCGAAGTAGTTGGCCGTGTTGACGCGAATCCAGTACCAGCCTCGGTCAGTCAGGGCGACCGGCTCTGCGAACTCCAGGATGCCCTTCACCAAGCTATCGCCCTGCGTGTGGAGGTCCTGGGGACGCGGATAGAAGCGACCACGGAAGTCCGCGTAGTGCGGGAACCAGAGCGCGGGGAAGTCGGACAGTTCCTCGGCCATCTGGAGCATCCCCCAGAGCTTCAGGCGCATCCCGGCGTTGCGGGCGTTCTCCGTGTGGATACGCTCGCGCTCGCGGATGTGGGCCTTGAACTCGTCGGACTTCTTGTCGAGGTGCTCGGGGTACTCGGGCAGCGCCAGTTCGTCACTGCACGGGAAGCCCGCCACATCCAGGCCACGGGCCTTGCACTGGAGCGCGACGTTGAGCACGGCACGGTTGATGCGCCAGCGGGTCTTCTGAATGTGGTTCAGGGCCTCCAGGTGCGCTCCCTTCAGGGGCACGTCCAGGGCGGACGTGTGGGAGTTGGCGAACTCCGTGGATTTCACGGCGTCGGTCTTGAGGGTGAGGTAGCCACCTTGCAGCTTGGTCATGGTTTCAGTATCCAGTCAGCGTCTTCGGGGTGCCCGGATGGGCATGGGTGTTACGCGGCGCGCCCTTCGGCTTCGAGTTGCTTCGCCAGCTTCTTGAACAGCTTCGCCATTTCGCGCAGTTCCGACGACGAGAACCACTGACCGTCCACCCGCACCCGGATCGGGTACGCGTTGCCGCCGTCGTCATGGAGGGTTACGGTCGCACCTGCGTTGGCGCGGAACTTCGCGTCGCGGGTCGTGGCGAGGTCGTTCACGGTCTTCTTGATCGTGCTCATTGCGTTTCCTTGGTGTCGAAGTGTTCGAGGACGGCTTCCGCGACTGCGAAGGCCAGCTTCTGTTCGTACTGCGCGTCGCCAACCCGCACGGGGACCGGCAACTTCAGGTCGATGGTTTGTCCGGCGACGCTCAGGGTCGCGCGGCGGTGGTCAGTGGTTTTCATATCAGTAACTCACTTTACTTGTGGGCGAACGGACGCCGATACCGGCACTCCGGGTTGCTAATGAGCGATTTGGCCCGCACGATCAGGCGCGACAGATCGTCCAGGTCGTACTGGGTCAGGTTCTGCGCTTGGATGTACAGCCCTGCAAACGACCCAGGACGCACATCCACTACCGTTTCCCTGCCGTCAGAGGATATGAACGTGCATTCCCCGTAACGGTCCAGATGGGCCAGTGCTGCTTCAATATTCATAGGTGTCGGGTCCGTGATTATAAGTGACTCGCTTTACATCTGGGCGCTGTAATCCTGCGGCTCGCAGATCATGGGGGCCAGGAAGGGTCGTTGCAGTTCGCAGGTTTCCTGGAGACTCTCGGTGAGCGCCAGGGCGGTCTCGGTCATCCCGAACACCAGCTTGGGGAACTTGGCTCCCTCGTCGCGCTGCTCCTTGACCTCGAACCAGCCATTCGATTCGACCAAGAGCCACATCACCGAGTCCCCGATGTGAATCTTCTGCTCGTGGGGCCAGTCCAGCTTGACCAAGGTGTCCGTCTTCTTACTCCACTTGTCGAACACCCGCTTGTCGATCTCGCCGTTATTCCGGCGCAGCATCAGCTTGAACATGTTGACGCCATCGAGCGCGTGTTCCTTCCGATGCTTCTCGGCGTCCTTCTCGGCCCGCGCCCACGCCTGATATTCCAGTTCGTGCCGCAGGCGGGCCGCGCAGGCTACCCGTACCGCAGTCCACCCGGCGTCAACCGGGTTCGTCAGGGCCGTGAGGACGGCACACGCCGCAATGGTTTCCGCATCGAGTGCCCCGAAGACGGCTTGGGCGTCCGCGATGCGTTTCGTCTTCGGGTCTTCCAACTTGGCGGCGTAGTCGGCTTGGGCCTGGGCTACGGCCGCCACCATCGGCTTAATGAGTTCCGACGCGATGCGTTGACCATGCTGGACTTCACCGAGATTCCGGGAAGTCAGGGTGCCGTCCTCCTTCTCGCGGGCGAGGGTCCGTCGGTAGCGCTCGATGCCGCGCTGGACCTGGAAGTGCTCCCAGGTTCTCTGCGCGGCTGTGTCGTGTGCCCCTACAGGAACCGGCTTTGCCGTGGGGGGAAACGTGGGGGGAATAACTTCTTGATCCGATTCGCGGTCTGGTGCGGCCATCAGATTATCCTTATAAATCAAGGGTGTACGTTCAACTCATCGTACTTTTAATCCGTTGGTCACAGGTTCAAGTCCTGTACGGCCTACCAAGATGTACGGAAAGGGCTTAGCAGCAATGCTAGGCCCTTTTGTCTTTTCAGACAGCCAACGCAACGTCCGCCCCCACTCCCCCGTCAGTGGGTTGAGCCCCGGTCCCACTCGATACGCGGACGGAACATCATTGCGGCCGCACAAGACGCAGCGCGCGTGCCGACACCGGTAGCTTGTCCGTTGCCGTGCTCTCGTTGGGCTGCCCCCTCCCGGCCACATAGTGGTAGACGAGGTACTTCTTGTCCATCTCATGCCCGAGATTTGGAATCACGACGGGCATTTCCTGGCTGCCGAGATAAAGCCACTTCGGCAGCGCCTTCTCTGCGAAATAGATTCGTTCATCCCTGTGCGTTAGAGGATTTCGGCGGATAGCCACGCCTTTCAGGTACGGCGGCCCGTATTCCAGGGCGAAGACCAGCGCCCCACCGACACAACGAGCCTGACCTGCTCCCCGCGTTTAGTACGGTGACAGTGTAGAGTCCGTTCCAGAGAGAAACGGCAATGAAAAAGCGATTCACCGAAGAACAAATCATCGGTATCGAGTGCGCTGAACGCCAGTGCGTGAAATGGCGTGAGATTGCGGAATTCCATAGGGACGTCAGTTGATGTCAACGTCCTTGCCGTTGATCTGGACGGGACCATCGGCACTGATATTGATGCTGTGTCCGGTAATCAAGATGGACCCATCCGCCGACATGGCGAAATGGGACTTCCCGACCCGTACCTCGAAACGGTCGCCGACCTGGATAACGAAGTTCTTGCCGACCAGCACGTTTTTGCTGAGCCCGACCTCTTCCGCTTGAGCAAGGCCCACGCTGGTGTTCATCGCACCGAGCACCGTTACCTGATACCCGGCTCCGATCGACAGCGCCTTGGCAAGACCGATCGATTCGGCTTTTGCCAAGGCCACTGTCTCCTCGCGAAACCCGTCGATTGTGACTGCATCGTTACCGCCTACCTTCTCCGTACGGTTCTCGCCGATCGAAATGTCTTCGTTCTGGTCAACGCGCTCGGTCCGGTTCCGGTGAATCGTGATCGTTTCGTTCCCGTCGACCGTCTCGGTCCGGTTTCGATGCACTTGGGTCGTCTCATCCCGGTCGACGGTCTTGCTGCGATCGTTCCCGACCCAATGCGACTCGTCGTGCTCGACCTCGATCCGCTGATCCTTCTCCGCATGAATCCAGACTTCTTCCTGGCCTTTCATATCCTCGAAGCGGATGGCATTCGCGTTCGCCGCGCTCGCGCCCTTGCTCGAGCGCGTCAGAAAGCCGCTCTGGGTCGCATTGGCCGGCAGCGCCCACGGCGGCATGTTCTGCGCGTTGTAGACGCGCGAGATGATGAGCGGCCGATCGGGATTGCCGTCGAGAAACGTAACCACCACTTCGTCGCCGATCCGCGGAATCTGGATAGCGCCGAAACCGCCGCCAGCCCACGGCTGCCCGACGCGGACCCAGCACGAACTGCCGGCATTCTTCTGCCCCAGGCGGTCCCAATGGAACTGCACCTTCACGCGCCCGAGGTTATCGGTGTAGATTTCCTCGCCCTTCGGTCCCACCACGATGGCCGTCTGCGGCCCGGAGATGAGCGGGCGCGAAATCGACAGCGTCGGCCGGTACGGAATCTTCTTGCGGATGCATTGGAAGCTCGCCGAATACGACGCCGAACCTTCGTTCGACTGATAGTTGTTCACGCCGTGATGCCGCACGGCCGTGATCAGAAACTGCCGGTCTTCCTGATTCGTGCTGCCCGCATCATAGTGGTCCGTCAACTCGAAGTAGCGGCTCGGCGCCAGGGCGCGGCTGTTGGTCGACCCCGAGAACGCCTTGCCGTTCGCCGCAAGCGCCTCGAGCCGGAAGCGCGCCAGTTCCTCGCCGCGGTCCGTCGAATCGAAGCCATGCAACCCGACGTAGTCGTACACCTCGTAGTGGTCGACCTGCCCCTGCTCGATCGGCGTGTCGCCCGACACATAGCGCCGGGCATTGGGCACCTTGTAGTCGAACGTCTTCATGCTGACCGTATCGGACGACAGCTGACGCTGCGCGACCCATTGGGTTATCACGCCCTCGTCGTCCAAAGCTTCTCCAGTCGCATAACGCAGCGCAACCTGTCCGTCGATCGGCTTGGCATGCGTCGACATGTCCGTCACGATCAGCGTGTGGCCGTCTTCCGTGTGTTCGAAGTAGAAGAACAGCCCCTCCTGCTCCATCAGGCGCAACGCAAAATTGAGATCGGTCTCGCGATACTGGGTGCAATAGCTGTACGGCTTGACCGTGCGGGACACGCGAAACTCGTAGGACGCGAGCTTGCCGTACTGGGAAAAGACCTTGCCGAGTATGTCCTGGACATTCTGCTCCTGGAAAATGCGGGAATCCACGCGACGCGACAGCATCCAGAGCCACGGACGCACGGACGCCGTATAGCTCGCCAGCCCGCCATCCGTGCCGACGTGCGCGAAATGCGTCACGTAACCGTGAAAATACCGGACCTCACTGCTGCCGAGCGCATTCGTCAGTTGCAGCGACACCGTCACCGGTTGCCCGATCATCTGCTTCAGCTCGATATTCGGGTTGCGCGACGCGAGGCCGAGCTGCATGTCGAACAGCATCGACAGGCTTTCACTGCACTGGAAATCGCTGAGAACGAGTTCGGACGTCCCTGACAGCGGCGTCTTGACAGTCAACAGCCTGCTGTTTTGCAGGTTCAGAAAGCCTGCAATATCTGACAGTTGCAT